ACGACAGCCAGCTTGGACAAGTTAATGCCCGTGAACTGATTCTGTGCGCTCCAGCCTAACAGCACCACCTATATGGCGGTTATGCTCCGGCCTGTGACCCCTGACCCTAAGCACTTTGCATATCGTGTTCCCGGGTTTGCCGGTATACTGTGTTCTTATTGAAACCGGCTTGGATAATGTCAAGCTTCGAATATCCGTGCTTGTAGGCGGCGACGATTTGCTTTACGGTGCCGCTGCGCTTCTCTGCGCTCAGGGATTTCAGAAACTGTTTAACAGTACGCTTCTTTGTTGCCATAACATAGAATTTTAGTTGTTTTATTTTTGATTGCGATACCGCTAATTAGCCGCCTATTGTTGCCGATTTACACTTGATCATTGCGTAAATTTAGGCTATCGTTGTCGGTGACTCATTTGGGTCAAGCGGTATTTCGGGTAATTAACCCCTGCTCCCGGGAGCAGCCTGAAAGGTCATCAGGCAATCTTTTTATCGCTTAAAGCCGCCCGGCCCATACCCTACGAAACGCTTATTCATTTCGCAAGGTGAAGTTTTGCCTTCTTTTCCGAGCATATGGTTAATACCACTACACGATTGCAAAACAAGAACCAGACCAATAACTGTTAAGAGCTTCATTATTTAGAATTTTAAGAGTTAAAAAACGGGGGCCGCTTGGCTTATCATGTGGGCGAATTGCGCTTGTAACTCATGGCTTAGCCCGCGAACCTACCCCGTTTTGATTATTTAAATTTCTTAATGTTTTCGCGAGTATAAGTATTAGCGCTTACGATTATAAGACCACTTTGATTATATACAACATTTTCAGATGTAGGAATTAGCTTGATTTTGTACGTTTTGCCTTTAGAGTTAGTATAAGTCATTTTGTTTGTTTGATATATCAAATGTACACTCTCATTCCGATTTTTCCAAATTTTATCGGAACTATTTTTAAAAAAAGTTTGTATAAATCAATACTCCTAATGCGGTTACCCAAGCTATTGGAAACCAATTCTTTAATATCTGATCCTGTATCGATTCTTTACCAATATAAAACATCTTTTTACCTCGAAGGTTGTTTAACCAAGGCCCAAACGAGATGAAACGAATGAGCAGTAAGCTAAAGCCAAGCTTAATGGCTTGTCGCCAGCGACAATGCGTGAGTTTTTTATATGCGATAATCATCACCAACGCGGCAAGGGTCATGCCAGCCGCCCACCAGAAATGAGAGATTGGTAGATTGCGCGCAATGCGCCCGGCTTGGATTTTGGCAGAACCCCCTTGCATTAACAGATAGATAGATTCGAATATATAATACCAGATCGATCTGTGAGTTGGATGGGGAAGAGATATCATAGGATTGAATGTACGCAAAAAGGCCCGGCTTTTAACCGCGCCTTAGGGATGAAACTTTAAATTCTTCCTCTTTGTATTAGAAGAGCTGCAAGCTGAGCATCTACTAACTCTGTTTCGACAATTAATTGTTTCAGCTTGTCTTTAATCCAATCGATTAACTGTTGATTTTCTTGTTGGTTGGCTTTCATGAAATCAAGAAGGTCTGTAGCGAAATCCCATTGACCGTCGATCGATTTTAGTCTTGATTTAACATCAAGAAGTTGTTTTATGTATTCGTCATCCATACTAATGTGTTTTACGCCGAAATGCGCGTCCTTTTCAGATGGCGCGCTGACCGGCGATTTGATTGTGGATTATTCGGAAGCCTTATATGCTGTGGTGGCTTTTTCAGCCTTCTGCTCAACTTCCATGTCCTTTTCGTAAATATACTCTACAGCCTCTTCCCGGGTGAATTTCTTAGCTGCCATAATGCGCTTGACGCGCATTTCAAAGATTTCAAAACCCTGGAAATGGGTAGCTGGCTTTTTGCGCAGCGCTTCATACTCACTAGCCTGACGATATACGGTCACCGGGCTGAATGCGCCGGTTTCTTTGGCGTAGTGGGCGATAGTGGCCTTACTAAAGCCATGTATAAAGGCTTTAAGGATCAGCCAAATTTTGCCGGGATTACCATCTTCTGATTCAACTTCGATCTCGCCTTGCTCAATCTTGTCCATCAGGCGGGCATAAAATTCACTAATATCGACTCCTTTTACAATTTCAGGCTTTTTGTCGGTGGCGGGGGTTGCGTTTTTGGTAGACATTGTGTTTGTATTTTTGATGATATAAATGTACGACGCCAAACCTCGATTTCCAAATTTTTAGGCAACTATTTTTAAATTCGATGGTAAACCACGAATAAAAAACCGGGCCGCTTTCGCGTACCCGGTTATCCTTGAAAAACCCAAACTTAAAGACGTTTACTGAGCTATCGTATTATGATAATGGCCATAAGTAGTCAGTTCGTAAGCAGCGTAAGCGATTAGGGCGGCTGCTGTCAAAAGGATTGCGATCGTGTACAATTTGCGTGTCATAAAATTCGGTTTGTTTGTGATTGATATACAAATATACGTCGCAGAATTGGATTGTGCAAGCCTTTTGGTAAGAATTTTTAAAAAAACCCACCGAATTTAGGTATTCGATGGGTTATAGATTAAATGTAAAGTATATATATAGAACACTTTACAGGGGATCATCACGAGGCATGTATTAATTTTTGGTTACCGCAACTACCGGGCGGCTCGGTCTTTTAATCGATCTCAAACAAATATCTTTCGTATTCGTCTTCGAACACTAATCTCGTAGTGCTACCGTTGACAAATATCCACGCATCCAAAGTTACATGTTTGCCTACAATGAACCAAGGTCTCAGGCTATGCGCAAGATCCTCGAACACTGTCATATTACGACGGATCTCATTAGCGTCAAGCACATAAAATTCCATCGTTGGACTTGGAGAAGTTTTGTTCTTATTCATCATCTTTGTTTTTAAGAAGTTTAGATTTAACTTTATCTTCTGCGTTTGTTAGCCTGCGCTCAGAGAGCTTGACATTCTTGCCAGCCTCAAAACCATCTTCGTATCCCAAATCTGTTTTCCTTTCCTTCGATTTATTACTTGTCCAAATCGTCTTGCCAAACACTTTATCTCGATACTCTTCAATGGCCTTATCGTTATATTTGATCAATTGACCAATCTGATCCTTCAATTCACTTGCAAGTCTTTCGTCATTAAGCTTTCGCTCAATACCATGTATTGCTCCATCCAGAAAGTTAACGAGATAGGTGTGCCTACATTGCATATCTCGTTCCTCATCCGTTAATGCCGCCCTGCTTTCTTTCGCCATGCGCATCAGGTATGTATCCAGATAATGATAAAGCCACACAACCATTTCCACATTTTGCATATCCCCATACACGAGAAATGTTGGGTCGCGCTTCAGGTACTTATCATCTTTTGAATTAGAAAAGATTACACCGCAAAGATTATGCCGACACAACATTTTGATCAATTCTTTTCTCCATCGATTTCCAGCAAGGTTCTCTTTGTACTGTACCTTTTCTCCTGTAACCCACGATTCAAACTTATCGCCCTGCCCATCTTTGTTTAATGAGTCGAATACTTTCTGCCGATCGATATTATATTTAATCAGAAGCTCATTTGCTTTCTGCGTTAACGCTTCAGCTTCTTGCTGAGAGTGTGTTGCATCGGCTTTTGCGAAAAGCTTGGCAATAATATCAATCATGCGTTCGGATTTGCTCATACAGGTGCTTTTTCAATGAAGGAATAAAGATATTGTTCGAGTTTAGAAGTATAGGATTCATCAGCAGCAGCAGCATAAGCAGAATAAGCAGCATAAGCAGAATAAGCAGCAGCAGCAGCATCAGCAGCAGCATAAGCAGCATAAGCAGCAGCAGCAGCATAAGCATAAGCAGCAGCAGCAGCATCAGCAGCAGCTCTTCGTTTTTTAATCAATTCGTCGAGATTAATGTGACCTGCAATATATGATCTTGCAGCTTCAATCGCCTCTCTTGGTGCTTTGTTTTCTGGGTATCTCTTTTCGTAAATCGGCAAAACAAGATCAGCGACAAAAATGGCCATTTCTTGATTTTCTTCTTTTGTTACCACTTTTTTACAAAGGAACCAGAATTTATCATTTAATCGAATTTCTGATTTAAGAATCGATTCAAGAGTTACGGGTTCATTTTTCATAAAGCTGCAAGACATGAGTTGATCAAACGAATAGCAGCCACGATTTTGTTGCATGAATTTATGCGAAAAGACTTGTGTCATTGATCCAATTTTATAATTTTGTTATCGTAAATACTATACCCAAATATACGCAGAAGTTCTATAAGGTTGTCGCGTGTGCTCCAATTATAATCCTCGTACACTTCAATACCTATCTCCTCGCAATACATAGCGAGTGTAAGGCTGAGAGTAGGAAGATCAACATTATCCATTTCTAGCGCACTACTTAGAAATGCGATCACCTTGCGATATTGCTGTTGGTTATATAAGAATTTGGTTGCCATAGTGGGGTTAATGATTGCTAAAAAATTCAATCATTTCTTCCTCTGTCATTTGCTCATGTCTTTCTTTCAGAAGCTCAACATGAGCGGTATTTATCGCAACCAAGTCGCCAACGCCAAAAGATGTTGTGCATATGTTTTCTGGCTCCCATTTATTGTAAATAGTCAGGCCGTCAATTTCGTTTCTGGTAGGGAATGATCTAACGCGCCTGTTATCGTTAGCCATATAGGTATTGAACTCATTGCGCGTTATGGTGCTTGGTGTTATTCGATATTCGATAACACCAATACGATCGTTCGAAAGAGAAATAAATTTTTGCATAAAATGGTTTTAGTTTCGACCCAAAAGCCTGACCGTAGATACGGTCAGGCATAACATGACAGCTTGAACACAAAAACAGAGTTATTGATTACACTTTCCAGCGCGCAATCATCAATGCAGAGTATTCTATTGTAGGGCCATCCGGACCATGAGCCGTAACTGATACTGTTTGATACTGAATTTCAACGTCTACTTTTGTTCTGTCGAAATTATCAACGAACTGCTGGACTTGTTTAACAAGGCCTTTAGTTGTTTCAGAAGTAACATGATCAATTAAAATATTCATAACATTCTTTTAACCGCCTAACCCGGTCCTTTTCAGGTGGCCGGGCGGCGGAGAGGTAAATGAACAGACCGAGTTAATAAATTGGCATGAAAGATATAATTAGCGCAGCCAAAGCTGTAGCGAACATAATAATCAGGCCGACATAGAGTAGTGTGATTTTCATTGGGATTGATTTTTGCCGCCAAAAGCCGGGCCTAAAAGGCTGACCGGCTGGCGTTTGTTGAAATAATTATTTGTAGGCTATGATTTATCTGATGTTTTCTCTTGTTTCCAAATTTTATATGCCGAATCGCTTATCGGATTAGGAATTTGATTAATAGTTAATCGATCTTTTATATCCTGCATAGAAAATGTAGAAATATACCCTAGCGCATGTAAAATACCCTGTTCCCGTGTTGCTGTATAGGCGTACATAATTTGATCATTGCCATCGCTAACAGTAGTAAGAAATTTGTTTTTCATTTTGTTTGTGTTTTTGTGTGATATAAATGTACGACGAGATTCTGATGTATGCAAGTTTTTGTCGTATTATTTTTAAATATACCCAAAAACCACGATGGTCCGGCGATGCATATAATTACTCATTTCCCCGGACCGAGACTAACCGGAGGGGAAAGCATAATATTACAATAAATCTATATATCTAAGTGTTTTCTTTTAGTTATACGTTTACCAGAATCGGTCCGGGGAATTTAAGTAATGCTTTACGGTTTCCCGTAAAATATTGTTATCGCCGGACCATACATTAGCCAATACCAATCCGGGGACGGGGAAACCGAACATAAATATTATGGATACACAACAAGGTGTGAAGCCGCTCTTACCATGCTCGGCACAACCGGGTGATCCGGTAATTTTTAGATTGAATAACGTTCAATCTTTTTCCGCTCATGTATTCGCGGTTAAGTTCTGCGACCAAGGAGAGATTCTTTATGATTTGGATATTTATCCCGTAAAAGATCGATGGCAAGAACATCGGTTAAGAATAAATGATATCCATTTTGCATTCGTCGAGGCAATACCGTTAGGCTAGAAACAACATTCTAATCCATAACCGCTTATTCTTAAGCGGTTATTTTTTTTAAGATTCAACGTGTATCGAAAGATTTGAAAAGATTAGATTCTGTGTATCGAAACAAAATTCTGTCGAGCGAGGATACGTATAAACAAACTTCACACGCACACTTTCTCCAATCTCTTAAGAATCAACCATTATATTTTTCCCACTCTTCCCAACCATCTCCCTCGCAATGCAACCCTGTCGTCGCAAACCAAAACGCAACCTTAAACTGCTTTACCGTATAACACACGTAGCTCCACGCTCCCTCTACTATCATTAAGTTCCCCCATTTTGTTTGTTTCTCACTCAACACGCCATTCTCCGCCTTCATCTCAATGATCGTTAGCCTATTGTTACAATAGCAGTGTAGGTCCCATACACCCGGCAAAACGCCAGTCGCTTGAAGTTTCTTAGCTACTCTTATATCCCTATCACCCCCATTGGGTACAGCCCACATTTTACCGCGATGTTGAGGGAAAAAATTCCAAGCCAATTGCCAGCAATACGCCTGCAATTGATCTTCGTTTTTAAATATTGGATAATTCATATTAAAAAAATAATTAAGGTCATTTTGACATTTATTAAAATTGATTCTCAACAAAGTAACATCCGGTAACAGTCAGGTAACATTCAAGGTAACAGTACGACTTTTATGAGAATCAGTTCGGTAACATCGGTAACACGTTTTTTGCTTATACCTTTTATACAAATATTTTATGTTGTGGCTATTAATAATTTACTTTTTAAAAATCAAAACCGCTTTTTATTTTTTTACATGCGTTTTATATAATAAAAACAATGTTACCAATGTTACTTTATTAATTATCAGCACTTATGGAAGTGTTACCACACTGTTACCTGACTGTTACCTACTGTTACCGACACTGATTTTTTATTAGAATGGAGTTTTTTGGCAAATGAAAATCCGCCTGTCATTAATCCCATTTATTTTCTTCTGCAAAGATGGATCAAATTCGAAATTATATTTTTCTGCCCAACTTCTCATCGCATCATAAAGACCGTTTAAGCTTTTGCTATATTTTATATTATTCTGTTGACAGAATTTGTCATACTGATTTCTAAATGCATCTTTTTCAGTATATTCGTTTTTAACCCATTCGTCCCATCTTTCTTCGATAAATTGTCTTGTAAGCGATCCATACGTCTGATCGAATTGTTTAAGCCATCCTCCTTCGCTCAATTCTCTCTTCTCAATCTTTCTACCACTCTTAAACCAAACCTGGAGGCAATGATCAATGAAATTATCATACCCTATCCAATCCTCTTTATTCCAATCATCTGGAAACATGCCTCCAAAATGAATATCCACCCCTCCGCAATTGGTGAAATGATCCGTAAATTCAATTTGCTTGATACGCCTCTTCATTCCTCCATCCTTAATATCAATTCCGTAATTCGTTTGCAATAGGAATTTCGGAGCATCTTTGCACGGTACAATAACTTCATCTTTGTAAAGCTTCTTCAACACAATATCGCCACTACTCGGTTCTTTTAAGAAAATGAAATCGAAATTCTTTGGCAAATCGCTTATGCAGAAAATTCTTTCATGATTCCAGCTCTGGAAAAACTTCTCATCAAACTTGACCTGAGCACCCGGCTTATTGGTCATAGTTGTCGTTAGCTTGAAGAGATTGCTAAAGACGTTTTTTCCGCTACCACCACCTAATTTCGGGTCAGGAGTTTCTTCCACCAATGCGATGATATAGCTGGTTGCACTATCTTTATATTCGTGAGCAAGATATCCGATGCATCTTTTTAAGTATTCTGAATTCTCGCTCAAGCGTAATGCAAGCTCTAAAAATTCAACGTACTTGCCACCCGCATCACCCACGATATAGTCACGTTGTTGCACGCGTTCGGCCCAAACAAGGCCCATCTCTGCAACATATGGCATGAACTGCACATCATCAGCCTTTACGCACTTGTACCCATTCTTATAAAACTTATACGCGCAGTCTTTTGTGTCATTCAAAACAATTTCCTGATCCAGTAACTTTATACGACCAATACTAAATTCTCCACTTCGTTGAATGAATGCTTCGTATTCGTTCTTTACTTCCTGCTCCATTTCTAAATCAATTGGATACTCGATTGTCTTTTTCATTTCGTCAAAAAACAATCGTTGATCTATCCGGTGAATCCACGTATCTACTATCCTAACCAAATCTCCCAGATGTAAGCGAAACCCTAACTCCGCAGCTACTTCATAAAAATCCTCTCTATCAATCACCGGTTTCATTTTATCGTCTAATTTCCAAAATCGATAACTATTCTTATCGATCTGCTTCAATGCGATATACGCCTCTTGCGCCTCGTGCGTCAAATTGCCCGGCAATTCTTCCCCAATTAATACAGCCTTCTGAATGATTCTTTTTTCTACTTGCGGCTTTAATTTTCCATATCCTTTGCTCACTAATTCTTTTCTCAATAATGCCTTATCGCCGCCATACTTTAGTATCGCCAAAACAGTTGCTGGATTATAGCATCGACCATCTTGCAGTTCTGTTTCTGTCGTAAAGAACCAATACAATCTTTTATCGAATAAAAAAGCGGCATGAATGCCGCCGCTCTTACTACCGGGCTTGGTGAAGCAAATTGCTTTACTGGATGTAGAATGTTTTGACCATCCGCAATCGATCAGTGTATTTTCTCCATCGCGTCTATTATAGTCAGCGAATGGATTTATATCATAATATTCACTATCTGTTTTTTGAAGCGGATTATAATTTGAATCTTCTTTTACAATTTCGTTGAATAGGGAGCAAATATTTATTATCGCATCTCTTTGATCCATCCGCAGGACCGGTAATGGATTGGCTTGCACAATGACATAGCCAAACGAAGGTGGTGCTGCAACGTATCCGGCCTCCCCACGAGTCTCAATAAAATATTTGAATTTACCTTTCGGATTCTCCGCAAGCTCTTCTTGAGTAGAATTTCTCCCTGCGATTTTCTTACTTGGTGGTACTTCGCCATCGACACGATATAAAATGTGATAACCCCCGGATGGGGTTTTGTGAATACGCATCGACTTTAATAGTTCTTTGTCGTATGCGCCTATTGCCTCAAATACCGCTTTGGATATTCCTTCTTTAAACTTTACATCGATATCTATTGCCTCTAAATTCCCGCTTATTTTCCCACATAGTGTAGCAATCGCTTCGGTATTGTAATGTTCCATCTTATACCAAAGCTCTTCTTTAGTATTTCTTCTACTCTGATTCTCCGTCCATTTATCGTAAGGGGATTTTTTTGTAAGTACTTTCGATCCAACTTTCTCATCCTTATCTCTGATCGGGATAACGCTTATGTTATCCTCAAGCAACGCCACGACCTGAGACCAGACAGCGGATAGGGACATATATGATCAACCGGCCTATTGTAACCCGGAAGCCGTGTAAAATAGCGGGGTTATGAATAGGCTAATCGTTGCAATCGCCAGTGCATCCAAATTGCTGACATGCTGAGACGTCTTTGCATTTTTGGACATTTGGATATTTTTTTCCCAATATTTTCTTCAAGTCCGGTGGTGTAAAAAGCGGCCCCTTCAATACTTTCCCATCCTCTCTTCTCAATACGCTACCATCTGGCACAAGCTTACTCATATTGCTTCTGTGAACCTCATCAAATATTTCCTCTAATCTACTTCCAAGACCATATGTTATAGCGGTGCCCATGAGAACATAAATGCAATCGCAAATGCCGTCTGCAATTGAAGATAAATCCTTTTCTACTTGAGCTACATATAATTCATTTACTTCTTCTAATATTAAACTATGCCGTAAAGAAGATAAATTTAAATCTACGCAAGTATGCGGCTTATCGGCAATCGGCAACCCAAATGCTTTATGAAATTCCGTAACCTGTTCAACCATCTTAGATATTGACATAAAAAATCTTTTTGAGTTAAGCGGTTAAGGTACAACGCATTTTGATATCCCAAAAATCAATTTACGTTCATACGCTTACTCTTATTTTTGCGTCCGGATATTGTAGAAGCTTACTATACAATTTGATCAACCAAGGCATAAACTGATCGTATGTTCCCCATCCATTCTTTGCATCGAATCTTCTAAAATTCTCAGGATTCTTTTGCATCTTCAATATGCCGTTCTGAATAATTGGTGAAATATCTCTCGCATACGTATAACCATGTTCGTTTGGTCGCCAAAGCGCATGATATATACCCGCTTCAACGGCCATTTGACCGAGATTATGCGTTACATTCTGCCAATGTAATTCAATATCCCGGTCATCTATTGCAGTTTGATCTTCTAAATAAAAATCAAGGCTGATAAGAATTATTTTTTAAATTTCCAGAAGCATTTAACAAATTCGATATTATAAAAGCAATCATGCGTAAATATTATTCCAAGGGAAAGATTAATATCGTACACACAAACTAATGTATTATCGTTTAAAGTTGCCCACATCTCAATCGCATTTTTGTCGTGAATCATAATTAAACCAAGGCACAAATCCATTTCTGGTCCAAAACCCCCACAAGCGCGTACGCGGTCCCATAATGACAAGAGACCAACAGGAGATAAGAGGCGTTTCGTTTGCCAAAATTGCCGGTATTAATCCAGGAAATTTATGTCTTAACTCTAATCGATGCTTCCATTTCGCCGGCCTCAATAAAACAGCTCCAGGACCGTAATATTTACAATCTTCGTAATAAGATCTTGGCAAATATTTTGTAACAAACCAATCGCCGCTATCCCATTTATTCGTAAATTCAAAATATCCTCCTTTAAGAATTATGCTAATAAATGCCCAAGGATGATCATGCAAACAATCGTAATCGCTCTGCAAGATATGATGCAGGCGTATACGCGCAATACCCAAATTCAATAATGTGTATCGAACTAGATAAGGCGTTCCATCTCTTCTGGTAATGGTTTTTACGAATAGAGATTTTATATTCATAAATTGTATTTTTCTCTTATTTTCCTAATCTCTTCTTGCATATGCCGGATAGTATTCATAGCGTAAGTATGAGGGCGCAACACAGTCATTACGATTTCACCAATAAATTGTTGAATTCGATCTCTTTCTGCTTTTAGTTTTGCATTCTCATTCTTAAGATCTTGAATTGTGCGGCAACGTTGGTTGTCTTGATGCTTCAGACTTTCAACTTCAATCGATTTTATTCGAAAATTGTCTCCAGCCTCTTTCAATCTTTCCAGCAGTTCTTTATTAGTAAGAATTCCCGGACGCTTTAAAATTGGTCTTTGCATCTGCTGTTAAAATATTGGTGAATTTTTAATTTGATTGCTCTCCATTCAACGCTACCACGCGCATTCCCTACTTCGAATAATAATTTTCTTATGTATGCGTCTTCTTTAATTAATGATCCGATATACTGCTCTCTGTCATCGTACCATTTCTTTAAAAATTCAACTTGCATTTCCAGACTCTTTATTTCTTTATCTTTTATTGCAAGTTTGTTATTCTTTGTAAAGAGAAAGTTTAGCATATTAATGAAAATTATTTTAATACAAAATCTTGAAAACTTATTTTCTCATCCTCTTTAATCATTCTCCTCGTCACATCCGGCCAACTTGGTTTATACCCCATTGCCGCAGCATACTTCTCCAAATAACCCGGCTTATCTTGATCAATCGATTTTGCGATCCGAGCAGCAAAGGATTTCTTATTCTTAAAGTTAGCATAGATAGCTAATTCCTCAGGTATCAACTGGGAAAATCTTTTCCCTACACAACGCTTCGTATATTGGTCTGTAATTTCAATTAGCTTTCCCGGCTCTAATTCTTTTATATTCTTAACTAATTCGAATCCGCAGTTTGGGCAAATGCTTGCCGTGTTTGGCATTATGTATTCGCATCTTGGGCAAAGCTTTACCGGCGCAACGCCTTCTCTTGGCTTATTTGGTTTATTCCAAACCTCTCCCCATTCTCGATCCATATCCCATAATCCAAAACGCATGAAATTTTGTCCATAATCCAATACAACCCATCCCTTCTTTTCTTTATGAACCCCACTATCAAAACCATTAACGCCTTCTTTCCAAACTCTGGAACCTCGCCCGCACATCTGTAAATATAGCGGCAAGCTGGTAGTGGCGCGCCTGAGTACAATTAAATCGATCATAGGAAAATCAAACCCTTTCGTAAGTGTTCCAACACTGACGCAAATAGGTACATTTCCTTTAATGAATTGACTTAACCCGTATACATCTTCTGCATCAGATAATATTTTACGATTCGTATGAGATCGCACGCAGCTAAAGCCAGCATTTGTTAGTCGATCGAACTCCATTTCGCAATCTGCAATACTTGCGCAAAAGATTAGGCATTTTTCATGCGATATAGTGCGCAAATCCTCAGCCAGCCCGTCAAAAACTTGCGCTGTGCCAAAAGCTTTTTCCTGGGACTCTTCCGTAAATTCACCCCCCTTAACAGCCAAAGACGTAAGATCCGCACTGACACGGGCAAAATGCTTATATGGTGTAAGCCTCCCGAGCCGCACAAGTTCTTCTGGCTGCGGGCCAACCACAATCGAATTGTAGAACTCTGGTAAATGTTTCGCCCATCTAGCATCCGGTGTCGCGGTGAAACAAATTTTTCTCGCATTTGTTAATTCTTTTATTACATTGTTCTGAGTTCCTACGTGACCTTCATCGATTATCATTAACAAATTACGACCAAAATCAGAAAGTTGTTGCAATAGATGGGGGCGGCGGCTCAGCGTTTGCGCCATCGCTACGCAAATACTATTTTCCGGGATGAAAATAAGCCCGGTTTCGTCAGCATTGATATCAATAATACGACCGCGCATTTCCAAACTAATCTGATTGTAAATCTTCAACGATTCCGTCACAATTAAAACACTATTGCAACTCTCTTTTGCCTTGAATTTATCAGCTATTCGAATAAATACTTTCGATTTCCCAAACCCGGTTGCCGCACACCCAATAATAGAATGATGACGATTTAATTCAATCGCCAAATTTCTAATAAATTCTTCTTGATCCGGAAAGAGAGTAAAAGTCATGCACCAAATTTAGACTTGATTGCTATAAGCCAATCCAAAACTTTCTTAATGCCGTGTTTATTTACCAATTCGCAAAACAATTCCATAGTTTGTTGATCTAATAAGTTTTGCTTGCCGGTCGTTTGAGATAAATAAATTATCTCAATTCCTTGGCACTTAAAGTCGTCATAATTATCCAAATCAATTTCTTGATCTTCTATTTCTTTCTTTAGTCTCTCATTTTCCTGAATTGACGAATCTCTTTCTCTACAAACTTCATTATATCGATCTCTTAAAGACAAGATATAATTCGAAAGTCTTTCTGATTCGTTTTTAATATTTTTAGAAAGATGTTCCATTTGATTTAATGGTTCTTTCATTGTCTCTTCTGTATGCATAGTTTGTTTTTTAATTTGTTTCCATTATCACGGCGACATAACTCCTATCTAGATCGCTGATGAAATATTGATGATTGCCGGGATAAAAAAACACATCTTCACTCGGGACAACTTTCAATAAATTAGCCAGAAGAGTGGGATTGAATTTAAACTTTGCTTCTTTTCCCTTTACTTGAATGTCGAGATGTATGTCTAAATTTTCTTCAGGCACAATTAACTCCAAATAAAGATTGTTTTCCTCTTTTATTTCAAACGTTGCTCCGTTGGCTTTAGGCGCGCGTGCAATACAAAGGTTTGTAAATCGAAGTATATTATTTTTAGAGCAACTGAATTGAGGCCATTTGTCATCTAGTTTTCCTTTAAACAAGCCACCCATCGCATCAAAAAAACCTATTTCGCTTTTCGAAAAACCGAATAACGTTTGACCGGATTTAAAAAGGTCATAAGAGGCGTTGTACGAAACTTGGCAGTTGCTCATTTTGCTAACACACTGAGCAACTTCTTTACGAAGGCAAAGTATTGGCGTTTGTTCTGCAATAGCTTGATAGTACCCTATACTACCATCTGCGCCAGCGGCAAAGTGCTTCCCTATGAAGACATGACTTTGAGCATTAACCATTAAATCCGTACTCAAAATGATCTTAGAGCAGATACCAGCCGTTGATGTCGCTGTTTTAGGTAGTAATGTCCATTCTGAATTTTCGATATCGATCTTAGGATAGATATGCGGCATTTCCGTAGGACTATAAATTTTTGCTCTGCCACTACTTATTAAAATTCTTGTTCCGATTGATTCGAAAGAAATAAAATCTGTGTCAGCGGCTTCTAAAAAATCGTATAACGTTTGCTCATGAACTAAAAAAAGACAATCTTCACTGTCGTTCGGAATTGTCTTAACAATAAAGCTACGCATATTGCTCTTTATGATCGTTGCAAAATCCCCCTCGATCTGAATGCGTAAAAAAACTAAAACCGGTAATGATTCTTTACCAAGTATTATATCTGAAGCTTCAGCCTTAAAAGTAATAAGTTCGTCCTTTCGAATTCGTGCTTGCATATAAATAAATTACTTTTTTCTCGTTATCAATTGATACCCAAACACGACCAAAAAAACATAAAAAGCAGACTCTAAATGTGTTTTATTTAGATATTGGCAACAATCGATTCCAATTAAAATTAATCCAACTCCAATCATGCCGTCTAAAAGTGCAAATAAAAATCGAATTTTCATACTCCAGTTTTTTTATTCCATGCAACAATATGTAATCTGTCGCTATACCTACATCCGGTAACTTTGCAAAGTTCCATTACCATTGGCCGGGTAATATTAAGCATTTCCTGAGTATCGCCAGCAGGCATTAGGACGATTTTATTTAAAGGTAAAAATGAGTATTCGTCTTGAATTTCTAACCAATCCTCTTTTTTGGAGATAACGAATTTGAAAATTGTTTCATGTTGTCCTTTTGATCCGGAATTTTGTATCGAGTCTAATGCAATTTCATTAACTCTTTTTTCATAATCGATTCCGCTATTTCCGAGTTTTGGACTACAATTCCAGTAATTTACTGTGTATCTTAATGACCAACATGGCAAGATTGTTCCATTTGTTTCTATCTCAATTATTAAATCTAAAACTAAACGAGCTTTAAGATATTGAATAAAATCAAAAATAGCCCATTGCTGCAATAATGGTTCTCCGCCAGTGAAAATAATATGCGCCCCTTTCAGAATTGCGTTTACGCATTCTTTTGGCAGGATATTCTCAAACTCAATTGATTTCCCTTTCTTCCAGACCTCAATCGTATCGCATCTCCATTCGCCATCGCAAAGCAAATTGCACCCACCTAATCGAATAAATACAGCAGGCACACCCATTGTTATCCCTTCCCCCTGGATGCTATAAAAAACCTCAGAAACGATTAATGAGTTATTTTTCATTTCAATTTCCCTCCGCAAGTTTTAGATTTTCTTCGATTTGGTTACAAATCTGCTGAAAGATACCAGCCTGATATAAACAATACGCTTGCTCTTGTTCTGTTCTGGCGAAAGACAAGAATGTGGAAATTATACCGTCAGAACATACTGGTATTCTTTCTTTATCAATCTCGTCTAAATATTTATCGATAAGATCATGCAAATAATCGCACTGATCCTCTGTTATTTTAAAAGTTTCGTAAAGATGATCTTGCTGAATGCTTACGTCAACCATCGTTGAATTTTGACTCGTTTAAAAAGGATATAGAACCAAAAAAGACCGCCAATAAATTTGATGAGAATTTGCCCCGTGGTTACAATAGGGTTGATATGCGAGAAAGCGATCAATTGAAATATGCAGCTATCCCCCACTATTGCAACTAGATCGCTACTATTTACTTTTAAGAACCAAGATTTTGATTTTTTCACAAGCTGATATAAAACGGTAGCGCCAAATTGTCCTAATGCAAACCCTATGATACTTCCCATTGCTATGCTTAGCGTCTTCTTGTTTAACGCATATGTAATAATGGAGGCTATCAATACTAACATGCCAAGAAGCAATGCGGAAAATTTGATTGCGTATTTTTCTTGGAACCAGCATCGTATCACAAAATCGAATGGAATCAGAAATAAGGAAGAAAACCAAAGTCCATAAGCGCCAAAATGTTTCACTAACAGATTGGCACTTATGAACGATAACAGATAAAGAGTTAATAGGGCAGGAGTTAATGCCCGACTCATTATTCTTATGGTTTTTCGGTCGCTGGAGTTTCTGCTGGCTGTGCGGGCGCGGTTGCCTGAGCCGGTGCAGCCTTTTTTGCAGCCGCTTTTTCTGCCTTAGCTGCTTCTTTTGCCGCAATCTTATCGGCCTTGGCTTTTTCTTTGGCGGCTTCTTTTTCCGCTTTTTCTTCTGCCGTTTCTTCTTTTACCGGCCTTGGCTTCCTTGCTGGCGGCAACCATTTCGAACGTTCTTCATCCGTTGCGTCTACTGGCAATGCGTTAAGCATTTTCTTTTCCACATTCGCGCACTGGATCGCAACGGTCGTGGGGTGAAAAGCATTACCTTCATTGTCCTTGTGATCGTTCAAAATCTGGTCACGCGTAAAACCTTCAGCGCGCAACCGACGAACTTTTGCAAGCTTTCCTTCTTCCTGCAAAACTTCTCCCTTTGACTTATCCGGGCTGTTGTCTTTTACCGCATCTGCAGGATTCGATTGAGCTTTAGCGGCAGTCGCTTCTGCTTCTTTTTTCTTTTTGATCTCTTCGGCTTTTGCCGGATCAACTTTAGCTTTTGTTCCCATTGTAAATAAATTGAAAGAGTTTTTTATGAATTAGATCTGAAGGTATGCAAGACAAATCTAATAAAACAAATAAATTAGGAAGAAATTATTTATTTATATCCACCCTTTTTCCTTTGCTTCATAGTATCCTTTCGCTCTCAAAGCGCTTGCTGGATTATCAACTGTCCCCATTCCCCATTCATTTGTCGTTTGATCGCCATTGTAATCCGTCATCGTATATTGGATTATTATATCGAGACAGCGCAAATCTTTTGCCATCTTCCATGTTTGCGCCTTGGTCATATGCATGAGCGGAGTATGAATTTGGAACATTGGATCATGGAATGGCTTATCGTAAGTATATTCTGGATTCATTGCATATTCTAGGGTAGTTTCCATACTACTTATAAAGCTTTGACGACAATCGGGATAACCACTGTAATCCGTTTGACACACCCCTGTTACAATATCGTGAACTCCAATAGAAAAACCATAACTTGCCGCCATCGTAAGAAATAACATATTTCTTCCTGGGGTAAAGCTGGCTGGTAGTTCTGTATTCCTTAAATGCTGTTTCTTGTGATCGATTGAGTGGTCGATTAGGCTGCTGGAGTTTGCAGGAAATACTCCAGAACATGGTATAATATACGGCGATTCTGTTCCTGCATCTGATGCATTCTTTAATGCATATCGAATCTCTAATCTATGCTTTTGACCATAATCGAAAAGAATAGGATAGATCTTTTCAAATTGCGTTTTCGCCCAATAAAGGCATGTTGTCGAATCTTGACCTCCAGATAGAAGGAGAATGCAGGCTTGTTTCATAAAATTATTTTACTGATTTATTTTTATTCTTCTTCTTTTAACATATTGGAAAATAATTCTTTTAAAGGATTTGCGATTTTTTCTGTCATCATTTGTTCAATCTTGTCCATAAGTTTAGGATCTGGGCGCAAATACGTCGCACTGCATTTTGCGGTTTCTTCAACTTTTGCTCCCATCAATGAACAGCCTGTTCCTTCTAATTGTTTTGGGCCAATTACTTCAACAAGGTACTTTGCCATATTTTCCGCTGTGGGGTTGAAAGGGACATCAATTATCCCTCCAGGTGACCAAGATGGTTCTGTATCATCTCTCCATAATTCACTAATATAGTAAATATAAAATGGATCTTTTTCAAATAATAAAGTCTTGTGATCCCAATTTTCCTCTAACCAATCGCAAAGCTTGGATTTTATAACGCTGAAGTCAATAATACGTCCAGTAGAATCTAGCTCAGGAGCCGTTATCATAAAGTGAATGCGGTAATTATGGCCGTGAAGATGTTTACATTTAGATTCATGGCCATAAACTCTGTGTCCTGCTGAAATGTCATGATAGCGCGTAATTGTTATCATTTTAGAATAATTTATGCTGAGCAGTTAAATAATCGAATTTCTTTGTTTTATTAAGTGCAGCCAAATGAGCTCCATACACTTTATATGCTTGGACTCCGTGAAGGTCCATAAGAAAACGCCATTTCTTCTTCTCGTTTTCTTTCATTCCATCGATATTCTCATATCCCATCTTCTTCATAATCTCTCCGAATTCTGATTCATCGATTTGAATCATTTCCATATTCTGTTGCAATAGCTTAGGGCGTCCGAATCGACGACCATCTTTGTAAGTCGAGCTATCCACACTATACCAAGGATATCTTTCCATTAATTCAATATTCGTCATGCCAAAACCATGCACACGTATTCCTGGAGCTTCTTTTAAAAGAATGGACCAGATTTCGTCACAATATCTTTCACGACCGCTACTAAAGACCATTCCGCCTAAAGCGATATAATGGTAACTAAATAAGTTTCTGAGTTCATCTGGTCTTCCTCCCATATGAAATGTCGGGATAGGATTAAGCCCGTATTTTTCTTCCATATATCGAACGTTGCACATTGTTGCCGTTGGGTCACCGATAACATCGAGTCCTGCATAAATGCTTGCGCCGCTCTCCAGGACATACTGGCAATAGTCGTCCAAATTGATATTGGCTTCCGAGTTGGCCGCACTGAACGCACCGGAATCCAAGAACAATTCATACCCTTTTTCAACATAAGACTGGATTAATTTCATCTGTTTTCGAAAAGTCCAATAGCTACATAGGATACGATATGGAGGGAGCGCAACGCAAGCGCTCACCTCCTCATCTGTAACAACGGCGGCGAAATACTTCATAAAGAATTGTATTCTTCTTCCAATTTAACCAACTCTGCTTCCAGATTTCTGATAAACTGAGCGCGGGCCTGATCGTAAGGGAAAAATTTGTTCATTTCTCCAGACATCATTCTGTCCTTGATCTCAAAAGTTACGAAACCGCATTTTACTTGCTCGATGTAAGATCTCAAAGAAACCATTCTTGCACGTAGGTTATTGCCAACGTTTAATTGTTCGTCTTTCATTGTGAGAGGTTTTATGTTTAAGTCGTTTTTATTATCTGACAAATCACCACAAAATTTTATAGACCCAATTATTCCAGTTTCTTTATAAACTCCATTTCTTTCTGGATGACTTTCATCCGAAAATATAATCAATCTTTCTTTTTCTAAATCAGTATCAGAAATAACTTCTTCACAAATGATTCCATTTTTATACCGATGTCTGATTATTTTTGAATTCATTTTATCAAGTTTAAAAATTCTTGACGCGCGTTTATGTCTTCAGAAAAAACACCACGCATCGCGCTTGTTGTGGTTATTGCGCCCGGCTTACATACGCCGCGCATCTCCATACACATATGTCGTGCCTTAAGGATAACGCCAACTCCTTTAGGATTCAATTTGTCATTGATAAAATCAGCGACTTGCGTAGTTATTCGTTCTTGATTTTGTAGTCGATGAGAAAACATTTCAACAGTTCTGGGAAGCTTACTCAACCCCACTATTGTACCGCTTGGGATATATGCGATAGATGCTTTGCCAAAGAAAGGTAAGATATGATGTTCACATAGAGAATAGAAATCAATATCTTGAACGACAACCATTTCGTTATGATTTTCTTCGAAAGTAGTAAACTCGAATTCTTTGGGAGTTAAGAATTCATTAAGATATCGAATATGCCTTCTTGGTGTATCTAATAAGCCGTCTCTTGTTAAATTTTCGCCAAGACAAGATAAAATATTCCTAACATCCATTACACAAAATTCCAATTGATTGTGAGTCACGCTTTGTAAATTTTCGTTTTACTTAAGAACAGATACCACTCTTTTAAAAATTGAGGGTCTTTGGATTTTATACCGTCCCTTATTACTTTTATACCATGCATCGCCGTTGTATGATCCTCTCTCCCAATGAAAGAAGCAATATCATCTAATGAATATTTGTTGCCGTAATTTCGTTTAATTATGTAACAAAAAATCTGTCGACAAAAACTAAATTCTCTTTTTCTTGATTTACTTCTTGCGAATACTGGGTCTACACCCATTGATTCACAAATATCATTCCAAACAGTTTCAAGAGGTAGGATTCTTGTTTTGTAATATTTTTGTTTTTCCAGATATGAAAGAAATACAATTGAGTTTATATTATATCCTTTGAATATTCTTTTTACTTTTCTTTCTTCTAAGTATTTCTCAAATCCCTTTCTACGTCTCTTTTCAACTTCTTCTTTACTCAATTGTATTCCTAATTCATCCGCTTTGCTTCTTATCGAATCTACTTTTCTTTTGAGATGATTTGCAATTTCAGAATGATCTAACTTTTCGTAGTTCATTGTCAGATACATTATTTCCCAAGGCAACCATCTCTTATAATAACGTCTTTCTGTCATTAGTTTTCGATAATTTGATATTCAATTTCTCCGCCTTCATAATCTGGTCGCTCAATTAGCAATTGCAGATCATTTTCATTTGCCCAAGAAAGAATTTCTTGTAATGAATTTTTATCCAAAGCTGCTGCATCAAAATGAATAGATCGAACTTCGCCAAGACCCAATGTAGCAAGCTTTAATGCAGCTATATATATCTTGGACTGACTTAGTTGTTCTTTTGTGAATTCGAATCCGTTGTATGTAATGCCTTCGTCAGAAAAACCAAATCCTTCTGGTAAAGAAGATGCATTTTTTATAGAATCCGTTTTTGATTCTTCCAATTTTTTGACTTCGTTTTCTGCAATCTTTTGATTCTCGACTGTTTTGTCGTATGTTTTTTGCTGTTCAAATGCCTTTTGGTTTTCTTCAATCGATTTATTCTTCTTTACAAGAGCACCGATTTTAAGGTTGAGGTCGTTGACGAAACTTTCATCTTTTGGTTGCCATTTTTCATCCTTCAAGATGTTATTCCCTTTATCAATATCCGTCTCTAGTTGCATTGCTTCTTGCTCAGCTTCTTCTAACTCTTTCTTAAGAACCGAAATTCTTTGCTTGCATTTAGATAAAGATGATTCCTTTTCAGTTAAACGAAGTTTGAATCCCTTTATCTTTTCATTATGCGTACTGACCATTGCCAGTTCTGTTCTAACAGATTCGATTGTTGGGTCAGGTGTTAAGCCAAGCTTTGGATCATATGTACCAAGCTTTGCGTAATCTTCCGCAACCTTTTTATTAAGGTATGCACGATTTTCTCTCGCCTCTTTTATCAGCCTGTCGATTTCCGTAAAATCGATACCGGCAATTTTTTCTAATTGCTTTTTCTTTAATGCTGGAGTTTGCTCTAAAAAAGAATCTACATCGAAGACTTTCGGGAAATAGAAAGAACTTATTTCCTTTGTAAGCGATGCAGGGATATTCTTTTCTGTTATGAAGATAAGCTTTTCTTTTAGTCCAGATGGTTTATCTTCAAACTGCCAACGAAATTTTTCTCCTGTAGTCAACTCCATTTCATAAAACCCGTCTTTCTCTCCTTGACGCAAAATACGTTCTGGTTTTATACTTCTCATTCGATCCATTAACGATCGAAGTAGAGATGTTTTACCTTTGTTATTCCCTGCGGTTACTATAGCGGTAGAGCCATTGAGATCTAAATTGCAGTCACTGATCGTTTTGACGTTTTGGACAGTTATGCGTTTTATTTTCGAAGCCATAAACTTTTATATTTTCGATTTGATTTTTTTGCAGCAGCGCCGAATATCTTATTATAATCCGGTAGATGAACCGATGCAGGAGTTGCCAATACTTCAAAGAATTGTTTGCGTTTTGCTTGGCGAGTTGTTTTTACTGGAACATACACGCAATTATGAATTAAGTGTATCGATCTTATATATCGATTGAAGTCTGCTAAATTAACACACACGACCGCGATGTAATTTTTTGTTTCTTCCGGTTTGAATTTAACCACTATTCCAACGCAGGGCACCGGCAAAATATACAGCCATCTTTTATTCTTATCCCAGAAGAAACCAATCCATATATCATACCAAGCGAAAAGAAAAGAAATTTTCATGATAATTCTTTAATATGATAATCTTCTTGATAAGATTGATTGAAAATATTCACAAATTTCAAAGAAATGTTTATTTTTTCTTCCATATGGACTAACTGTCCAGCTATCGAATAATTTTTCTTTAGCATCCCAAATATTCAGAATACATATGTATTCTGAATCTAATGGAAGACTTGGAAGAATATGACCAAATTCCCCTTTACTTTGACAGATAATTCCGACTATGGGTCTGCGTTTTGGTTTTTCTGGTTCATTTGGTATTTCTTCCGGAATTATTGCATCGTCAATAATTGCAGGGAGAAAGTTTTTGTTTTCTTGCATCAGAATATTTTATCAATGATGCTGGCAAGATAGCCGTAATCAACTTTAGAGTCTTTGTCTTTTTCTTGCCTCTCTTTCATCAAATCGATTAGCTGACCAAAGTAAGCGGCATCAACCCCAATAAGCTGATCTTCTAAAATTTCGATATTAGAAAGATCAAGTTTGCTTATCTGAAAGCACATTTTCAGATATTGGCCGGCATTAATTGTCCATCCTCTTTTTAAAAACTTACGAGTGCGAATAACGCTGCAAACAGGATATTTGCTACCTACGTAAATAAGTTCTTTGCTTAATGCGCTTTCCAACGCTTTTGCGTGAAGCACAACCTCTTTATCTGCACTTGTCCAGTAGTTGGTGCAATGAATATAGTCGTAATGCTGGTGAATTTTATCCTGTTCTCCGTAAAAGCGTAAAACGATTTGAATCTTATCGCTTAATGTGATGGCATTAGCGCTTGCAAAAACAGGGCGATATTTTTCTTTTGATTTTGTATCGTCGATTTTTTTATTGTCTAACTTAGTTACTTCGTTTACAATACTTTCAACATAATCTTCTCCCTCTTCAGGCGGTCTACTTTCAAAATATTGATAATCGCCATTGGTTTGAGCGCCAGCAATACCGGCAGACTTTATATGGATTTTAACACGACCTGTCTGATGACCTATACCGCAAGAATGAGATGAATTATCGCAATCAATAACTTCAATAAGAACATTATTATTGCTATCTTTAAACTTATTGTTTCCTAATCGTATTAATTCATCGACGTAATATCTTGCAACAGCAAGCACTGTTTCTTTATTAGTAAAGTAGATATCGAAATCATTTACTTCTTCTTTAAGAAGCATAGAAGCAATACAGCCGCCGGTTATAATAGTGTTGGCTTCAACGAGTTTTTTTACTTCCTCTTTCTTTATCGATTTCAGCCAATCTTGAAATTTGGAATTCAGAACTTTGTTTATAGTTTTCGCTTTCATAAACGTTTTTTAGCTCGATCTGTTTACACCAAAAATGTATTTCCTCCAACTTCATACCTGTAAAGGTAGCTGGAATATTAAGATCCCGTGGCATTTTTTATTAATTCTTCTTGGGATTCTGTAAGCTTATATGCCGTGCGCAACTTAGTGAAGATTTCTGTTTCCCCGGCTGTATAACGCTGGATTGCGCTTACAACAGCGTTATCGGTAACGGATGGTAGCTCAGGCGTTAAAGGTTTTTCTGGCTGTAATTCAATGCCTTTTTCGCACCACTCTAAGAGCTGTATTCCGGTTTTCTCTGTGATAATAAATGGATCTTTCCCTTCAAAAACTTCTGTTCTATCTTTCGTAGCAATAGAAGTATGTGTATCTCTGTCAATCGTAAATACAATCGACATTTCGTACTCAAATTCGCCGTCTTGGATTTCTTTCATTCCAATCTTCTTGACCTTTTTGTCGTCACCCATTACGGTTTCAACTTTTGAACGGTTGCATACAATAATATGGCATTTGCTCTGAAGAATATAATCAATGAATTTTCTATGCCTTGGCATAGTTTTGCTTCTTGCGCTCCAGCTATTACCTTTGAATGAAGCTTCCGCAAGTCGATCGGTAAGATCATTATATCCGCCTATACCAGACCATTCTTGAGTTCCTGAATCGATAATAATGACTTCCATACCTGCATTTTCGCATGTTTGGATTGCTTCAATATATCTTTCTGGCGAAAACGGAGCAGATAAATCAAGAGTAAGAAAATCGCCAAGGTGTTCATAAAGGGAGGCGGAACCATTTTCCGTATCAACAACGCCGATTTTTGCCCATGATCCGCATAACCCTTTAGCAATCTTAAGGGCCCCCATTGTTTTCCCTGATCCGGATGGCCCATTTATGCCGATTTTTATCTTTACTTTTTTTCGAGATGCTTTTTTAAGCTCCATGAAAGTGAAATTTTATGCCTGCAATATATATATAGTCTTGTATTCCAAAAATATCGACTTGAAAATAAAAATCCCCTCAGCTAAGAATAGCAAGGGGATAAACAACTAAAAACTAAAAACCATCTACAACGGTTTAAAGTTGTATAAGATGATATGTTACAATAGGTTGGTTATATTTTATCATCGCGGCATACGCATTGGCTCTGAAATTTTGCCAAAAAGATGGAAAGATTGTCTGGCAACCTTCAGAGCTTGTTAGGTTAAAACCGCCATGATGGATATCGATAAATGGATATAATGCCGGGTTCGTCTGCGTTTCTTTAGTAGACGAATCGTCTCGAATTAAAGTTACAGGGCCGGATTGTCTAAATGCCCAGTAAGGTATCAATTTGCCGACAGGTATTAAACTTGATGGATAATCCTCCCCTTTATGTTGATCCAGCCAAGCTAAAATAGCTTGATCGCCCGCGCTGCTGGTCAAATGATGCATCCCATGTAAGCCAGCGGTATATTTATAATCTCCCGGCAAAAGCTTTGCAATTCCCTGACGCCAGACACTTGGTAATGTATTGCCTTTTACTTCCAAATACTCTTCTGAATCTATCAAAGCAATAGTGTCATCATATTCTCCATATTTGCTAGATGCGCTACGATAGCCAATCAAATGAACTCCTAAGCCTTGTTCTGCTTGTTTGATCATGCTAAGCGCCTGCGACCTGGAAAAACTTGGATTCATAATTTCGGTAAAATTGAAACTGGATTAATTAATCGATACACTTTACTTGCAAGCCCCCCAACTATTACAACGCAGGCGGCGATAAACAACCATATCCACTTATTCTTTGATTTATTTGCAGTAGCTATCTCTTTGCTACAATCTGTGTTTTGTTGCGTTTTTCCGCCCTGTAATAAGGCTATACGTACCATTAAAGCGTTTACTGTATCTTCAAGAAGTTTGATGTGGCGAGTATCTTCATACGGTACGGCAATATGCCTTATGATTGAAGAGTCTGTAGAGTAAAATTTCTTGCCCGGCAATTCAATAAATCCGTCCGCGAATGGCATTGAATCATTATCAACGAGAATAGTATTTTTTGATGCTAAGGCAGATAAGTTTGATTCTTTATCGATCGAAAAAACAATCTTGCAAATGCTATCTAAATCGATTTCAGGAGATGGCGGACATGGATTATTTTTAACCCAATCGTTAATCCATTTCGCTTTAAGCTCATCGATAGCGTCGTCTTGTTTCTGTAGCTTCTTTGCAGGGTTGCAGGAAAAAAGAGCGGCAATCAACAAAGCGATTGCCGCGCGAATGAAAATATTTCCTACCCTATGCACGTAAAGAAGATTATGCATGTGGAGTAGTTGGCGTTTGAGAATTATTATTCGGTATAATGGTTTGGATAAGCTTGATAACCCACCCAAGGATAGACCAATTTTTTGCTGTTGGAATATACCGAATAAGAATCTCGTAAATTCCGTACACTACTGCGGCAACCGGACCGGCCCAAGAAGGAAGAGAAAAAGAGCCGGTAGACGGAGAAACAGATGTGCTATCCTGTGCAAACACACATGCATAAACAAATAGCGCTGCTAAGAAAATCGACATAAATTTAAGGAAACGTTTCATGATTTGTTGTTTTTATTGTTATTGACGACGATCCATTTTTTTATTTAATTCGATAAAAATTTGAGAAAATTTATCGATTATTTTATCGCTTACCTGATCCAGCTTTGCATTGAGTTTGGAATAATCATTGTCTAATCTCGATTCTAATTTGGAAAACTCTTCGTCTCTTCTTTTGAATTCCTTTTCAAGTGATTCGATTCTTGATTCCATCTCTGTTACCCTCCCCATAAACTTACCATATGCCCAGAAAGCTCCGCATACTATTCCGACAAGCTTTATGACTTGAACAAAGATATCGAACTGATTTTGCATAAGGATTTGGAGCAAGTGTGATTATTTTTTCCTTATAGGAACACCTATAACCTGGAATTGACTTAAGAATTGTTTCCAGAAATTCTCCTTTCCTTTTTGACTAAAATCGTCGGAAGACATTATGAATTGATACAGATTTAAAATCTGGGATTCGGATAAATTTGCAATGTATCTCTTTTCCAAAGAGTCTGATTTTTTAGAAACAGAATCTTTCGATTGAGAAAACACAACGATCGAAAGTAAAAATAAAAAGGAAGAGAGAATTAGTTGTTTCATTATTTTACCTTTAGCTTAATTAAAAACTAAAGGTAAAATAATGATTTTGTATTAGCAAGAAATAAACTTATGGCTTAATTTCATTGGTGCCATCCGTGTAAAAGATCTGGATATGATCAATCACTTTTTTTGTCGGCGGCGGCGTAGGCGGTGGTGTTGATCCGCCTGAGTTTACATTAGACAAATCTCCAAACCCTACGATTTTTGTAGGAGAAAGAACATCCCATTTGTTTGGATTAGCGCCTTGAGTATTCGAATCTCCTCCCTGACCATTCCAAAGATTATACGTTTTATTTCTTCCTCCATTCCAAAGATTACCATTTGTATCTTCGAAATAATAATACATAGATAAAGAATTGTCAACCCAAAAATCAACAAAAGAAACGCCTACCGGATTCATTTTATACGGCGTTAAGATAGGGAGGGTTTGTTCCCCGCCGCCCGGCATAGTTAATTCTGATCCAGGCCATGGAGCAAAATAATTTGAGAACGACCCTTCAGATCCGTTACCGATAGCAGCTTGCATATTGTCTCCCCAACTGTACGCATCTCCATTATCCATTAGACAATATGTTGCTTGTACGCCACAACGAAGCTTGACGATATTTCCTTTTGGAAGCAAACTTGTTATATCGAAATATTGAAGTTTTTGGTAATTCTGTGGCATCAAGAAATAGCCGCCGTCGTATCCCCATGCATACCATTTGCCGCTTACGCCTTTCGCATAAGTACACCAACCCATACTTGTTATATCGACAATTTTCTCAGGTAAAGCAACTGTTCCGATACGAGTAAAATCAGGATTACCAACAAAAGCTCCGCAAAAATATTGCATCTGGTAATCGTTTACTCCCTGTCCACCCCATCTATATACCACCCCATCTACTCCAAGAGCAAATAAGCAAGACAGGCCAACAATTTTCGTTACAGCCACAGGAATGGGAACAGTATATGGAGTGGTTTCTGCTGCGTTCCCTACGGATCCGTCTCCTCTAAAACCGGATTGAGTATTGCCTAATAAGATTAATTTCCCATCCCCAGTAACTATTGCAACCCCTGCTCCAAAATTTTGCACATTCTGCATTGCGTTATTGAGAGCTTTTACATATACCGCATTTCCAACTGGCGTTTTCACAAGGCCGGATAAGGACGAAGATCCGTTGCCTGCGATATTGTTCGCATTTTGTCCATCCACTTCGCATACATATGCAAATCCGTCGCCACCTATCGCTACTCCATGATGATAACCGCCAGATATCTTCCCTTCTCCATAAGCAATTGTAGGGCTTCCAATCATAGGCAAAGAAGAAGAAGGACTAGAGCCAGCCGCAACTACATTATGTAATAATCTTGTTATTGGGTTTCTGATAAGAGTTAAATATTCTCCGACTCCGATTTGATTTTTTGAGTTTGACATAAAGAAGATTTTTAGTTTAAATTATAATTATTGTACTCGATATCCATAATGATAATATACTGCAATTGCGCCTGTCCCCCCTGTTTGATAAAGTGTAAAATTAACCGTGTTGCTTCCCGGAGTACCTCCGAAAATAACAGCACCAACGCCTAATCCCGTTGCTGCTTGAGAAGTCATTCCCGTACCCCATATAGCATGTCCTCCGGTAAGAAGGGAATTAACAGGAATTGTAAGCGTTATTTGAGAATTGCCGACTGAAGAGCTCGGTGTAATAGAAACCTGACCATCTACCCAGACAGAGTTTCCGTTTCTTCCCCAAATCGCTGAATCTGGAGTAACAGCCGTAGAACCAGGACCGGTCGCTCCGACCGGCAAATATATTCCTCCGCTAGCTAAATTTGCCGAGATCGAACTGTCTGTGTATCCTTTGTCTACCTTAGTGCGTGTAGTGAAAGTAGATCCAAGATTGGTTTTGTATTCATCAATCCCGCTTGTAACTTCAGTTCCTTTTATCTGTAACGCATGAGACGCATCATCATTAGCTGCGATGTCATTTATCATCGTATTCCCAGAATTTGATAATGTAATTCCAGTTTTTGCGTTTGTCTGAATCTGTAAAATTCCACTCTGACGATTTGTAATATTTGAATTTGTTCCTGATTGCTGTAGATCGAATGACGTCGAACCAAATCCGCTTCCCGTTGCAGAAATTTGTACAGCGTTAGTTAATTTAAGAGCTCCTGTAATAGTTGAGGATCGACCCCAAAATGCGTCATCGTCCCAACTCTGATATGTTGTATTGTTATTGCCCGGTGTCGCCCAGTATTTACCGCTTAAAATCAAATGCTCCATTGGATTAAGAGATCCCGATGTTGGTAACAATTGAAATTTCATTTTAGCCGTAGAATCTGAAGCAGTAGCATTTGTCTTCCATCCATGTGCCTCAAAAGTGATTGCCGGACTTGCCCTATTTACTGTGCTTGTAGAAGCAATTGTGTCTCTTAACCAAATTCCTGATGTATCGTTTGTGCTGACACCCTGAGTAGGGTTGTTTATTTGCAGGCCTTTATATGTAGGATTGTAAGTAAAACCGGTAGCGTCCTGCGCCCATGTTTGAGTAGGATTAACAAATGGAATAGCGAATAAAGAACCTAATTTTAAGCTATCTCCGATTGTTACCGGGCCTCCCGTTCCGCCACCGCCAGAAGCCGTGTTAAATACCCAACCGGTTCCAGGAACGTATTGTAAGTACTGACTACTGACAGGCAAAGTAGGCAACGCGTGATTTAAAATACCTACTACATTTACCGGTACACTAATGGAAGAAGTTCCTGTTGCTGATCCTGTTGCATCATTCGATATGGCAACTGTTGTACTTGGCTGAGCATAAGCGCCTTTTATATATAACGCTGCTCCGTGAGGGCCTAGATTAGGATCAAATAGTTTGCCAATCGGATTATGGAAGCCGAGTGGAGTTTGAGAAGTTCGTGTTGATACATTGTAGTTTACGTCTAATGGCGTCAATTTTTTAGATGAATCATTCGATACAAATGCTGCGCTCCCTAACCAATATGGATCCAATTGTCCGATACCTAAGCCATATTGCGTCTGTGCTCCTACGATACCGTAGAAAAAATTACCGACTCCAGCAGTAGATCGAAAAATTATGACCGAATCATAAGGAAAAACAAAATGGTTATCACTGCAATCTCCTCCATTTAAAAATGGACTATAAGAAGCGTCATTATCATTATCTCTTACTGTAATGGCTATCTGATTAGGCGATAGATCACCAAATTCATTCTTATTTACAATAATTCCTTGTGTTGTGTCTCCTCCGTTTTGAGAAGCCCAATCAGAAATATATACCATCGTTGAATCATCATAAAGATGATTTCCAATAACAGATATATTTTTTGTCCCTCCATTAAGAAATATACCTTGACCGGTATTGAATGCAGTATTTCCTTCTGCTAATCCGGAATAAGTTCCTTGATCAAAATAAATGCCCACGGCACCCACTCTTGTCTGTGCTCCTCCTTCATCGATTCCTATCGCATTATACGCTAAGTTATTTATGAATCTTATATCTCTTGTAGGTTTCCACCCCAATGTTGCGAACAAGGCGACGGAATCGCTATACGTATAGAACCCTGCGCCATCCTGCTGACGCATACAATAATCATGAGCAATCGAATTCCTTGCGATAGAATAATTAGAAGCAAAAAAGAATCCAGTATAAGAAAGATTACTTGCAGAACATTCATCTATAAGGTTATTAGATGAGTTTGGATTTACGTATGCTGCTATACCCAATTCTTTATTAAAGGGCCAAGGATACCTATCATTTACGTTAAGAGTTGTTGTTGCATTTCGATTTATTGGAGGAAGAGATTGTAAGCCAATATTAGTCATTGTATCTCTTAGGATTGAGCTCTTGTATGTTGTTCCTAATTTTAACCCATCGCATGACACAGAATCAAATGTATTATTTTCCATTATAGACCCATGCACAGTCCCAAGAATACAGATACCGTCGTTAAACTGCGCTTTAAATTTACAGTTTCTTATTGTAATCGCAGAAGCTGTATCTCCATAAATACCATCCAGCGCTTGACCAAAGAAATCAATATTCTCGATTGTTATATCGCTTGCTCCATTTGGAATACGAATTGCTTGACTATCTACGCTTAGCTCGACATTTAATGTATTCGGGTTTACATTTCCAGGGCTCTTATAAAATACTGTTCCGTTTGTTTCCCATGCCCAATCTCCAACAGAAGAAATTAAATTATGATTATTAAATACTTTGAACTGTTCGTTCACCGTCGATACATTTCCGAATTGAATTTGAAAAGCTCCTGTCCCAGAATTATATGAAACAACTGTATCCCAAAACCATCTGAAATTGAATTCTTTTCCAATAACTTCAGCTCCTCCCGTCAATGTTAACCCTGTTGCAGAAGTAGCTGTAATATGAAAATTATCTGGTTTAGAAGTAATAGTAAAATAAGCCGTTTGCGCAGGATGCTGAGGCAAGCTATCCTTAAATAATGTTGCCACTCTTTGAGTAATGGGTGCAGACCAAACTGTACCGCTTTGTGTCCATGTTAGAGATGTAGAAGGGATAGTACCTCTAATTTGAGGTCTTACGGTTCCTCCATACATACCAACATATGTTCCGCTCTTTATGGTAAATGTCCCAAGCCCTGTGAAACGGCCTCCTGATTTAAAGAGTATTCTTTCTCCTCCAACAAAACCAGCAGAAAGTGTAATTAGTCGTGCGGTATTAATAGCTGTAGCTGGAGTGGATCCATTGCCAGTAGATAAACCGGAAGAAGATATATAATATGTATTTCCGCTATTTGCAGCATTTAATGTTGATCCAGACAAAGATAAATTCGATCCAATCACTATTTCTGAATAATTTCCTGCGGCTGTGGCCCCTAATAAAGCCTGCTGAGAAGCTGCTTGTATTTTAGCGTAAGTGACAGCATTTGGCTGAATCGTTGCAGCCACAGCGCCCGGGCCTGTTGCTACAACGTCTGTATTTAAACTTGTAATCCCGGAACCGCCACTTGGAGTATCGAAAACCCAATTTGTTCCATTCCAGTGAAGATACCCAGAACTTAAAGAAGGAAGTGCGTTTCCTTTAATTCCATTTACGGTAAAAGTTGGGTTTAAGACAGTAGTTCCAGTTACACCTCCAGATACATCTCCTCCTGATGGAGAAAAGCTTATGGATTGATTTGAGGTGAGATAGTTGGATGGGTTTGAGGAGAGCGGATAAAATTTAGTTATATCGTATCCAAAAGTGTGGAAACCTCCTCCTTGTGTTGTTAAACTATCGAAACTTGATCCGCCCCCGCCAACTTGATCCAACCAAGATGTACCATTATTATATCTCCATCGAAGAGAATCAGTAGCAAAATACATCGTAATTCCAGAACCAACGGAAGGAACAGATAAATATGCGCCAGCGGCCTGCGAATTCATATTCCCTGCATTGATTACTTGCAGAAAATTTGAAACGTTCCCAAGTCCGATATTTGATTTTGTAAATTGAGAAACACGAAGATAAGGAAGCAACATTCCAGAAGTATCCGAAATATGAATAACATTTGCATTTCTTGCGTATGGCAAAAGCATTCCAGATGTATCTGTTAATCTAAGTCTTGCTCTCAGGCTATCCCTTAAATCTGTTTGAGAATTAAGTCCACCTAAAGGAAGAATATTTCCCCATAAAGGAGTTCCTCCGCTTCCGCTTATAGGCGTCCAAAATGCTGAAGCTTTGTAATAAAATACCCCATTCTTTATTGCAATGCTATTTACTGATGCATTTCTCATCGTATCTCCAGGAACATAAACCATACTATCTGAACCGAAGTATTTGAATTCCCAGTATCCTGCAACTTTAGTCCATTGAGCAGAAGCGGAGATCGATACCAAAAGAGTAAGAAAGAATAAAATCTTTTTCATTACGATTGTATTAAAGTTGCGAAGATCATGAATAAGACTTGACCATTATCAATGGTAGTCCCATTTAATAAAGTAAGAATTCCGGATGATTGGTTCCATGACCAATTTATCAATTCGATTGGTCTAATTTCTTTTTCAATAAAGACCAATCTATTTCCAATCTCGTCTGGCAATGAAATTATGGTTGTTCCGTCTGCATTTGACGTATAATCTGTCTCATGGATTTGTTCGTATTTTACAGCCATAGAATCATTAGTTGTTGTCCTATCCCTTGTAGAGAATTTGGAATTAGACAGATTTGATTGTAAATTATTTTGATTCTCAACAAGTGTATCGTCAAATTGAAATTGCTGCCCATTGATCGGATATGTATTAACGTTTGGGAAAGAATTATCTTGCATAATTTTTACTATCTGGTCAACACTGCCGTAGGTATTTAGTACGACATCCCAAATTGTAGATTTATCTATCGCCTGAAAATTCTTTATCGCCATTATATTACATTTGGAGAAATATCCAATGTTCCGTCTGCTCCAAAAATTACCGACGGATTCTGAACTTCATATAAATCACTTTCTAATTCGATTTTTATCAATCTCGATAAAATTTGATCTTGTCCATCTGAATTTAAAAAACCGGAAACTCCAACTCCATCGGAAAAATTTTCTTTCCACCAGCCGGGCCAAGAATTTATTGTATCTTCAATATGTTGATCGTCGCTTAAATCCCAAACGAAATCTTGGTCTTCAATAATAAGCCCATTGTCATCTTGCTGTATATCGAATCTAAGATTGTCCATGAGTTATCGAAGTATTTTCGATTTCAGATTGTTCGGTAGGGGTTATTGTCATTGTTTCTGTGCTTGTAGTTGGCCCTGTTGAAGGCCCGGATACAGGATGAATATGAGAATTATATTTCTCAGAAAGATCATTAAGCATATTCTCTAATGCATTAATCTTTTTTATCAATACCGGAACAATTGCTAGTCCTCCAAGTTCTCCTCCATTAAACATCGCTCTATTCCAACCGCTATAGGACACTATTACAGGCGCGGTGAATGTACTAAAGATTATTGTAATTGTTGTCCCAATATCAGGGATAATTAAAAATCCATCATCAATGCTTGGCAATAAACGGACATCATCTCTTTGAGTTGGTTTAGAAGAATCGATTAGAGTTACTGTGCAAGTTCTTGATTCGATTTCAACAGAATCGACAATCGCATCTGCAAGAATAAGAATATCATTTTCATGAGTTCCTGCTAAATGCTGAATAGATTCTCTTATATCTCTTGATTCTCCCATTATACATTTATCTTAAAATCGAGATGAATTTTTTGACGAAATCCTTCAGATATGGACCCAGAATAGTCTACTTCTTTTACTCTGTATGTCCCGTTCCTTTCTGGCATTATATTATCAATAAGCGTTACATCATCCCCCATTCTTACAAATGGAAGAGCGAATGTTGTGAAATATCCTTTAAGTCCATCGTAATAATATTTCTGAAGTTCGTTTATGGCAAGTTGAGATAATTGGGCTATGGTCGTTGCGCCGGGATAAAATAATGTACGTCTTTCCCCTTCTACGTTTGGAGCAATTTTATCTCCGGTATTTATCTGTTTTACTGTTGTTTTTCCTCCTCTTAAAGAAACCAAAACTTCTAATCGAACTCTTTTTGTTTTTGCTATTCCATCTTTTGTAAACTTGCCGGTTTCTTCTACAATAGTGTTTCTTGCGATTGCAGAAAGGGTTATATCGTCTTTTCTTTGATATTCGATATTATCATCATCAATTATATCGACTTGGAAAGTAAATGTTCTTTGTTGTGCTTCAGAAGGGATATAAATAATAGAGCCGCATCTTAATTCATTAACTCTGAAATAGCTTTCGAATCCATATGTTTTTTGGAGTCTTTGCAATACTTGAGCGCATGTTTCATTCCCTATTGGGAAAGTTCCAAACGTAGTTTCGGTGAGTGCATTGGTGGTAAGGCTGGTGCCAAACTGAGCATTTGTCTTTCCAACAAGATACTGTAATATCGAATTTAATCCCTGAGATTTCGTGAATGTCATTGTATCGACTGGAGTCTGCTTTAGAAGCCACATATTGTCCTCTAATTCGATTTCAATCGGAATTTTTGAACCAACTTTAGAAACATATCCAGTAAAAATCTTAGAAACACTTGTTGTTTCTCTTTGATCGTTTCGTTTAGCGAAATATTTATATCCAACAGACATAACAACAGAATCCCCTCTCAATACCAGCGGCGCATTGCTGCTAAACCCCCCTATATTAACGTTCGTTCCATGTAGCGGCCTTCTTCTATTGAATTGATCTCGAAAGTATAAATTTTTTGGTATAACTAATTTTCCCTTATTGGTCATATCTCTCCAAGAATCTCCTGCTTCGTATTTTGTCAAGAAATCAAAATTAAGCAAAGTTTTCCTATTCGGCCATTGATCCGAAGGAACTTGCTGAATTTGAACGCTTGAAACTGTTCGAAACATTTAGAGGTTTATTAATTCTAATTCTTGCTGAGTATCTGAGAAAAAAGAAAGAGTGAATTTTTGATAAGAATATCCTCCCTCAGATTCTGGGAATTCAAAGCTATCTAATACAAGGTAATCGATACCAAATAATTGGAGATATGTGCTTGCAACTTCGATTGGAATTGGAGCTATGCACATTTTTTGCAAAGCTGAGATTTCATCAATCGGCATATGTCCATTATTTCCGGTAATAATTCCATTTACTTGTACTTGATAATCATCTAGTCCAATATATTCTTTTACAGATCCATTTCTGCCTTGTATTTGAGTTTTTACAATTAATTTCTGTTGAGAAACAGTTATAAGCACTTGTTCGTATCTTAATCGATCTGGTCCATTTGTTGAAGATCCGAACGACTTAAATACTCCTTTTGTATTTGTTTCATAAGTTCCTGGCAGAAATTCAATATTAGAGAATACTAATGTCCCAAGAGAAGATGTATAATCAAGAGGAGAATCGATTTGACCGGATTGTGTTGGCAGAGAAAAGTCTTCAGAATTTTGTTTTAGTTTCTGAGCTCTTGCAATTACTTGTCTGTCCGTCAAAATTGTTATCGAAGGAGGAAGGTTAAATACTTGTACTATTTGATTTAAACTCGGCATATTTTAATGATCTGCAACAACCTGGAAGTCGTTTACTCCACTTGCTAATGTTTCGATAACTAATCTCCTTAATTGATCATTGCTCTCTTTGAGGTTAGTAACATTTGTCGTAAATGATCCAATCAAATCTTTTATCGCTACATTTATTGTAATATTCTTATTCCCGGTTGCTTTTGTTTTCGGTTCTTTAATAGCTGCGCCCTGACCAAGAGATTTTGCTTTGAATTTCTCTTTAGGGACTAGACTATTGCTTTCTTCATGAGACTCTTTAAAATCTTTCATTCCTTCTTGGAATCCTTTTTGAAATGCATTCCCCATTCTTACGCCAGATTCGCCGATTGCAGAAATTGCTTGTAGTCCTCCCTCTTTAATTTCTTTCCAATCGAATGTTACAACGCCATGAATTACTTTCGCAACTCCTTCAAACACATCCACCACTATAGAACCGAATTCTTTAAGCGTTGCCCATAATCCCCAAATAAATGCGTGAAATGTTTCGAAATGCTTATATGCATAAACGATCGCTGTAACCAATGCTCCAAGAGCGATTATAATTAACCCGATTGGATTTGCATCCATTGCTATGTTAAGTAACCATTGCGCAGCAGTCATAATGCCTGTTGCAATAGCTGCTGCGTTCACGATAAGTTCATAAGTTCCCCAAGCAACAATAGCAACACCAACCCCAATCGCAATTGCCTGTAATAAATCTTTATGATCTTTCATCCACTTTATTGATTCTTTTAGAGCGTTTACAAACCAAGTTAATGCAGGAGCAAGAAATTCAGTAATTGCCATTGCTGCTTGTCCTATCATTAATTTTAATTGCTCCATTGATTTTGAAAAAGCAAATGCTTTATCTGCGGCCGCTGAAGCTTGAGCAGAATGACCAAACTCTTCATTTAATTCGGCAATAATTAGTTTTTGGCGCGCAAGTGTATCCGTAGTATGAACGAATTTTTTTCTCAATTCCTCAACATTTACGCCGACCCGATGTAATGCGCCTAATCCTGCAACTGGATCTTGCAACGCTTTCCCAAGCTGAAGTGCAGCGCTCGATGCATCTGTTTTCAAGCGCGTTGCCATATCTAAAACAGCTTGAGATGCTCCTTCGAATGTCTTATTTGTTACAGACGTAAATGTTAGCAAGATGCTTTGCATACTTTCTACATCTGCTTGTGTAAATCTTAGATGATTGGAGAATTTTTCGGCTTGTTCAGACAAGTCTTCAAATGTCAATCCTGCTGCATGATGAGTGCTTTCTAATCCAGCCTCTAATTGAGAATTTGCCTGTTCGAGTTTTTCGTATTCTTCCCTGCTGCTTTTTATAAATTCTACTGCTTCAAATGCCCCAAATGCAAATCCAAGAGATTCTAATGTCGCAATACCCCTTTCTTTCAAAGATTCAAATGCTCCTTCGAATTTCTTTACATGATGTTCTGCGCCATCAAGAACTTTATGAAAGGATCCGTCTCTTAGATCTAATTCATAAACGACTTTATTGCTATCGGACATTTTAATCTCTTATTTAAATTCGACGCTATGAGCAATTTCTAAAAAAAACTTAACCCGACCCCATGCGCGATGCCATTCTTCTTCGCTCAAAGTGTCGGGTTCTATGTGTAGAACACATGCAATAAGAGCCGACATTCTGACAATCATCGGCGAATCGTTACTTACTTCAAATTTCGTTATTTTTTTTTCCGAATTGATTCTGCATCCGCTTGACTGTCTTCATGCACTCGTCTACGCACGTAATCTTATACGGTTCGCACTCATAGGTATCTCCGTAGGTTATTGGATCGGATTCGTCTGTAACTACAGATGCTTTTCTAAGCTCTTCCCCGGCAGACCATATGCCAATTTGAGCGGCTTTATCCATAACACGAATTTTCGTGTCGTAGCTTGGCTCTTTTAAATAGCACACTCTACGTTTCAGGGTTCCTGCATCGATAGTTACAACAGGGTGGACCTTAGAAATAGAAAGTCTACGAGCAATTTCTTGAGCTTTTTGTTCGTAGAATTTTATTTCTTCTTCTGTCAGTGTTGGAGATAGTTTTTCCTCTTCTTTTAGTTGTTGTTCCATTTTGGTTTTGTCGTTTTTATTGTTTATTGATATCGCCAATAATTAGCGGTATCTTACAAAGAATCTTCGTATCTCCCTGCTTGCTTTCCATTGGATCTTCTAAGAATTCGACAGATCTTAGAATATGTTTCGTAACAACTACAGTATCCCCAGAAAAGAGAACAGGAATATCGAATGGAGAAACTTGTAAAGGGTTTGCACCGGGTGCCGCTGCAACGATTGCTTGCCAAGTTTCTAGATAAACTTCAATATCTCCTTCATACTCTTCATTCCCGTATCCGCGACCAACAGGGCGATATCCTTTCCCGTAGTTGTTATCTTTCTTTTGTTTGCGTTTGTAATTTATCGCAGTTATGCCAACGACAGGAACGTTGAAGAGGATAAACGAAATGTTTGCCCAAGCATAAGAAGTTCCATTTATTAAAGGAGTATTTCCGGGCATTTTTTATGAGATTTTAGGAACGAAGCCAATGTTTACAACGATCTGTCTTGCGACTCCTTGCTGGAGCAATTCGGCTGTTACATCCAATTCCTCCGTCACCAATACCATTTGATTCGGATTTATGACAACAGAATAGTCGCTTAATTCTCCATTTCTTACCATCGCGTCCAGATTTGGTGCGGCTGCGCTCTCTAATGCAGCTACTGTCTCGTCTGTAAGCGTCCCATCTGCTTTTAGCGTTAATGGACCATTCAGCGAAGGTACAAGATTTGAATAAATACCTCTGATTGCTTTATCAATTGTTCTGTTATCCTCTATATAGGCGTAATCAGAGCTTTGAGCAATAGCTGTATTTGCATTTGTAACGTATGTTCCAGCAACTCCAGAAGGTTTATAGAATAGTATATATCTTCTGTCGTCCAAAGAACTAATTAGATTATCACTTATTGCCGCAGAACTGTAAGGTTGTCCGTTACTAAATCCAACAACCTCCAATTCATTTTCATCGCTGAAATTGAATTTTTCTACCCATCCAATAGATTCGCTTACTTTCGCAAAAGCAACTGCTCCTAAAACTGCTCCAAGAGCGGAAACAGATTTATTACTTGTTTTGTACAAGAAATTTCCCTGACCACCGGCATCTTGAACAATTACAATCGAAGATTTATTTGCAGTAAGAGTAGAGAGATCAATTAAAGTTGAGATATCTGCTGTGCTAATCATATCAGCAGCATACAATGCGGAGATGTTTTTATGAGCCGTGTCGCTTACTACACATGCATTATGCAGAGCAGTCAAATCATTAGAAGACCATTCGGAGGCAAAGTCTTTATAGACGCCAACTTGTCGAATTTTGCCAGTAGAAAAATTCTGAATTGTATTAACTTCTGCAAAAGTATACAATCCGGGAACGGGAAAAAATCCGACATATAGGTTGCCTCCGGGCTGAAGTCTAAAGAATTCGCTTATGTGATAATAATAGAAAGCGAGAGCAGAAAAGGTTCCTCCGGAGAATTGTGTAATAGTGCCGGCAATTGCCCCCACTATTGTAACAATGAGCGGCGATCCGGTATTAAGAAATATACCGAATTTTTTAGGAGCTGTTATTGTGAGGGTTGCTGTAACAAACGCTGCGCTATAGCCGTGAGTTAGGGTTCCTGCGTTTATAGCCGCCGCTATGCTTGCCCCAAGGATTGCAATAGTGGTATCCCCCGCTTGTTTTACGTAAGCGCATAAAAGAGTTGGAGGAAGAGAATTACCATTCTGATCAACGGGGAGATTTCCTGTTGGATCGATGTCTTTTACAGATATCGAAATCTCATCTCCGGTTGCGCCAGCAGCAGTAATTAAATATTCCGCCTGCGCAGCAGTTGCATCAGAATAATTATTTAAGATTCCTGCGCTAATCGCATCAGAAACTTGAAATAATTGCTTAATATTATTCGTTGTCGTGAAACCAGATGGTAAAGCTGCTGTGTAGAATATAAGAGCAGAAATGTAATCTTCTCCCGGCAAAGGTCTGCCAAGACCATTCTTTCCTTTATTGAATTTGATATTTGGAGTTGGCATGATTATAAACCTTTAAAAAGAAGAAGAAATTACTTCTTAGATGCTTCCAATTCTGCTACCTTTGCTTGCAACTCTTCGACTTGTTGCTTTAGGTCGGCGTTTTCTTTCTCGAGTTCTTGCAAATATTCTGTAACATCAACTCCCTCATCTGTCTCTTCTTCTTCAGAATATTGGTCTTCATTCGAAAGAATTTCGTCACGAGTTTTTGAAATTGGATGAGCAGAATTTTTATTTAAAAGCCATCCTCCTGATTCATTGAAGTAGACATGAGTCAAAGACTCATCTTCTTTCAATTTTTGGAGCATGTACGAATAATTTTGCATGATCGAGAATTTTAGTTGCTTAAGAAATTATGCGGTTGTAGAAGATCCTCTTTGAACCCAACCGGTTCCATTAAATACAAAACTCGCTGTCGTTATCTTGGATGCAGTAGCGGATAAGGTTGCTGCCGTTGGGATAAATCCTGTTCCCCATGTAATAACTCTTGTGGTTGCATCAGGAGTTATGATCATTTGAACCTCATCCCCTACATAAGGAGGATTATTTGCGTCTCCGACATTTATGTTTATCGTTGGCGTTGGGGTTGCTAATGCGATATTGAAAAGCGTTCTTGCTGCATTACCTTTAACACCAAGATTAATAATCGAAGCAGTTGCGATGGCTTGGTAGTCAAATTGCTCTCCCCTTGCAGTATTTTCCATGTTTTTTGCTCCAGTAAACCTTGCTAATGCAGACATATAATTCGTTTTAAAATTTCAAAAATTAGGATAAGGCCAATGGCTATGGTTACAGCTTATGCCGTAAATGTCGAAGAAGTAAGAGTGGTGAAGAGGAAAACCTGCTCGCTAAATCCGTACTGCACGTCGTACTTCATTAAACCCTTCAAAAAGAATAATTCACTATTGTTCTGAAGGCGTTGAAGTTGCAGATTATTATCTTCTGCGCTGTTCATGCCGACATACAAATTTGAAGTAGTGTCTGCAAGAGCTTCGCAAAAGATAATCGTATTGTCTGGCATACCGGCGATCGGACAAATTTCGTATCCTTTGAATTTGTTGATACCGCGTTCTGTGGTATTAACACCTTTGAAGGTCAAAGTCGTTGTAATGAATGTCTGCCAGATTTGTTCCGTGTTGATCGAAACAAGAAATTTCATCCTTTCATAACGCTTTGCGCGAGCCAATAGCGCTTTCTTTGTCGTTGCGACTAAGCTGATCAAGGCATTGAATGCATCAGCGATATTGTACACACCACCACCGGTAGCGGCAGCACTCAAAGGAGCAGGGCTAGATACTTGTTGAACAGCGGCGTCATTGATCATCTTCTTCAGGAACCCGTCGAAGAAGCAAATTTGGCCGTTACCAGCAGATCCTGGAACCGCAGTATACGTAGTGCTACCCATCCACAAGCCGGTTTCGATCTGCTCAAAAGCACGTTCCAGCGCGATCATCATCATGTAATTCTCGGCCGTAACCGGTAATTCACGTGCCAGAAGAGTCGGAGAGAGTTGTTCGGAAAGCCAGTGCGCTTCGTAGTCTCGTGGGTTAAACTCCGTATAGACCATCAAATCGTTAGGATTCAATACTCGACCATCAACCTTAAAGCTTCCCGCATTGGTCGGAGTCGCTTGACGAGGCTGTAAAGGTTGAGTAAAGTCCACACGACCGATTGTGTGCTGCTTTTTGATTCCGTCTTGGACGTACACGATACCTTTTTGTACCGTATCCATTCCAAATGTCGCCGGAAGCCAAAAATAGGAGGCAAATGTACCGGCATATGTGGTGTCTGCGATTACTAACGACATGGCTTTCGATTTAAAAATTTATGTTTAAAAAAACTTATTCTCTTCTTACTTACTTCTGTTCATCTGATCGGCTCTAACTTTTGCCATAAGGTGGACAGCACTCATTCCGGTTTTGTTTGGATCGCTTACTTCGGTTGTATTTACAGGAGCTTGTGCTGTTGCTGGCATTGGTTTTGTAGCAGGTAGAGACCCAAGAAGATCTTTTACAACGTCCAATCCCTGAGCGACCGCTATTACAACTAATTTGTCCACCTGATCAGCTTTTACACGGCCAGCAGTAACGTATTTGTCGATTTCTGCTTTTGCAGTAGCAGCAACTGCTGCATCCTTTGCATCTTTTGCTTCTTTCTCTTTTGCCTCATGTTCTTTCTTCGCCTTTTCCTTCTCGTCTTCCATCTCCTTACATTTGAGATCGTACTTGTTCTTCATTTCCTCATAGTCGGATTTCATCTTATCCATTTTCTTCTTCATCTCATCCAATTCTTCGTCTGCCTTATTTTTGGCAAGCGTAAGGCCGTTAATACGAGCTTTGACTTCAGTAAGAACTGCTGCGGAAGTTGTTTCCGGATTCAGATTCAGGTAGGCTGCGATCAAAGAAGTATCGATTTTGGCCTGTGCATTATTTTCCATATTTGGAATGTTTGAATTGGTGTTAGAATTATTTTGAATTTCGTTTGCTGCTTTCCACATCGCATAAACGGTAGAAGCTCTAATTCCTCTTTTTTCGTTTGCCTTACTTGTTATATCGATGTCTGTGCAAAATCCTTTGTCAAAAGCTTCTTGAGCGCTTAGCCATGTTTCTTTCTTCATCATCTCTTCAACTTCTTCTTCTGAAACATTGCATTTTGCGGAGACCATTTTAATAAGACTATTCTTCATAGCTCCAAGCATCTTCTTATCATCTCCGCCGAAAGGGTTATGGATCATTAACGCAGCATAATCTGCCATTATCCTCTTTCTGCCCATCATGAAGACCGTAGCGGCCATACTTGCAGCGATACCTGTGCAGCATGTATCGACAGGAGTTTTTGTTTTTAAGATACCGTTGCAGATATTATATCCTTCTACAACATTACCACCGGGAGAATTAATATTTATTATAATTCTCTTGTAATCGTCTGGCCTATCTAATTCAAAAAGTTCTTGTTGGAAAAGAGCTCCATCAATGTACGGGTTGCTTGGTTCATCTTTATCAAAACCGATTGGTTGATTTAGCAGCATTATCGGTTCCGAAGTATCAAGAGATGCATTGATTGCGTACATGATGGATCAAAGATAACGCGCATAAGACAACGCGCTTAAAAAGTGTGCCACACTTTTTGAAAATAAAAATGCCCGATCATTTAATGGTCGGGCATTTTTCCAATCTAAACCTAAAAAAAGAATTACTGAGCAGCAGGAGCAGAACCAGATGCTGGAGCTGAAGCCGTATCCGTAACTTCTGCGTCAGAAACAGCCACGGCTGCGTCGAGTTTTGCTGCAAGAGTTTCTACATCTGCTTCACTGAGACCACCTGTAGGCGGCAATGCGGAGCGAATAGCTACGACATTCGTTTTAATGGTTGCAATGTCTCCTGTGATTTTGTCAACGCGAGCGCTAAGGCTTGACAGATCTTCCATGATGTTCAAATTTTGTTTTGTTAGAAAATTTAATTTTTCCAACACGATCATCCATTTAGACTTTATAAAAAAACGCATGATGTGTTGCTTTAATGAGATGTAAAAATAATGTAGATGATAAAAAGTATCAAAATTTATGCCGGATTTAACTTAGGAATAATCTTATTCGGTTTTAGCATCATTTCCAAAGCTATCACAATGGCTTCGCTTTCTCCACAACCATGACGCTCCATATATTGTTGCAATAGCTGGTAAGTCCCCGGTGGTGGGTAACCGACAACTCTTCTATCATGAGAAGATGATTTATTCTTTTTATCGTTCGACATTAAGATGTTTTGAAAATAAAGAAAGATACCTTTACGCTCTGAACTCCTCCCGTCCACTCTTGAGCTCTGAATTGAAAACCTGTGTTTGTTTTCGAAGATTCGATAACAGAAAGAGTAACTGTTGTGTCGTCATGAGGACTTCCTCCAACACTCACTAACTGCAATAATGGTTCGTATGTTGTAACGCCTGTTAGAGCAGAACCAAACACTACAGTATATGTCTGACCACCTCCCGGTACATCGCCAACGTTTATTTTTCCGAAAGCAACGATTGGAGCAAGATTATTATTAACCGGCACAAAAACTTCTAATTCTGGATAGACCCCTAACACTTGTGCTGCGTTCCCCACTCCTCCAACAACTGACGGAGCAGTTAAATCTAAAACTGGAGGTATAATAAAATTGCAAAAAGAAAGAGCGCTATAATCGCAAGAACCAGATCCGCTATTCCCTGACGAAACAACCATCTTTCTTATATCGTGGACGTTATGAGAAGAGGTATCTGTGAAAGTTACAGGATCTGCATCGATATTATATTGACTTACTCCAAGAGAAAGTATAGCGACCTGTCCGGGAATTATTGAAAAATTTGTAGCATCAACTAAAAACACTTCCCCCTGAAAAAATACAGCGCCAGCAGTACCATTGAAAACGCCTGCCCCTCCAGAATTTATTAACCCCCAAAGAACATACATGATATTAAAATCATAATTCTTCTGATCGCAGATTCCATGAAGAATCGCAGCCAAAATTTCTCCATATGAATCTTGAAGAAATTGCAAACTCCCTCTCTTTAGTGGCATTTGTGCCGCGTCGGTTATCGGGGTTATATCGAGTTTTCTCATTTTAGCTAATATGTAATGATGTTATAATTTATCCCAATCGCATTATATAAATCGGCAAAATCTCTTACTTCTTGATTGCTTGTCAATGCGAATAAAGATGCTTTGAAATTTATTTGAAATCCTGCTGTCTTCTGAAAAGGAAATGGAGATCCTATTGTATCCGAAGAAGTTGTTTGTCCTATTGTCGATCCAACTGTTTTGCCTATACGAAATCCAACAACAGAAGGAGGTAGATTAGAAATATAGATATCGGCAGGAGTTGGTGCTGGTAACATCCTAAATTGACCTCCAAATCTCTTATTCAACGCATATTCGAACACGCATTTTTGATTATTAAATTTTATCCTTTCGTCGACCCCTATAAAATTCGATTGGATTAATCTCCAGTTAGATGTCGTTGGAACATCATTATTATTATCGATTAAAGATTCAAATACTTGTTTCTTAAAAAGAACTTGTTGATACTGATTATAAGCTCCTGGAGAATATTGCGGCGCAGTTGATCCGACTTTATAGCTACCAAATAGTAAATCTCTCATCCATTGTAAAGAAGAAAATAACGACTGAGATAAAAGAAGATTAGGTGGCTTTCTTTTATCAGGAGGCATTAAATCATTCGCCTGCTGGTTGAAATTTATACTATAGATATCACCCCCCATTTACTTCTTTGTTAATTGAGTGGATTTGTTCACTTTTAAAATCCTTCTAACTTGTTTTTCTGTCATCTTTTCTATCTTGCAAACCTGAGCAATGCCGTAAGATGAAACCAAATCAAGCCATTGCTCTCTTGTTCTATGCGCTCTGTCTTTGCCGAATCTTGATTCAAATTGTTCTTGGATCTTCTTCTTATCTTCTTCATTTAATTCTTCGAATTTCTTTTTTGCAATTTCTTCAACCGGACGCGCTTGTTTTCTTCCAATAATTGGATTTGCTTCAGGAACCGGCCTTGGCGTAATTATTTTTCCGGGTTCATTAAGAAGAATTATTTTTCCTTGTTCCATTTTTAGCTGTTTTTTATTCTGAGATAAAATTAAGAGAATCTATCAATGTTTTACCGACTGTTGTTTCCGGAATTATATATCCGGCATCAGAAATATATTGACGTAATACGACTTGTTCGTTTGAAATAAGAATTATACCAGCGGTGAATAAATCTGCGTCTTTTCTTGCTTGTACATTTTTAAGAACGACGTCATTCATTCCCGGAATAGAAGATATTAAATCTTCCAATGCAGACATTTTTGTTTTACCATCGAAATTTGTTACAGATTGTTGCTGGAGCCAATTTGTAATCGCAGCTATTGTAGTTGCTTGTATGGTTGCAGAATACTGTCCCTGAAAATATAAATCAGCTTGGATGTATATTTGATCAGGATTATTGCTCTGAACATCATATTCAATTCCCGCTGTAAATATCGTAGTTGCGTATCCCTGAGCAGCGGACAATTCTAATGGAGCCAATGCCGTTAAGATTCCATTTACGGTCTTTGCGACTTTTACAGTAACATCGCTACTTGCTGTACTCGTTACACTACAAGCGGTTATTATTCTTAATGTTGGATCGATTACAGAATATTGAGGCGCATCGTTAATTAAAGATACAAATTGAGGGTTTGTTCCAGAATATTGGAACTGAAACATTTTTGATTGAATCCATAAAGCAGAAGCAGCCGCAGCTATTGCAACCTGAGATTCTACAGCAGCCATAAATACGTCCATCAATTGTTCTAAAAGCGCCTGACCGATTGCAATACAATAAATAAACATTCGGAGCATATTTCTTTTACTCCATAATGTCGGATCAATGGTAATCCCAATCGATGCGAAGTTTGTTACCAACGCATTGACCATGTAATTATTTATTTCATCGACAGACCTTGCCATTATTCTTTATTTATTTGCTTAACTACAGAAACAAGCGTAGTTCTTGATGGTATTTGAAAGTCACGTTGAACAGGCGATCCGCCTTTACCTGGATCAGCAGTTATTACTATTGGAGTTGGTGGTTCTTTATATTGGAATTTAGTTGTTGAAGGGTTTATACGTGAACCAGCGTAATCAATAAAATGACCACGAAATTTAAGAATAAGGTGGTAGATATTTTTATTATTTATATCGTGCTCTTCTTGCTTACATTCCCAAGGGCCGCCGCCAGTAGGTTGGAATAGGGTTAGTACATTAAGAATCGTGTCTCTCAAATCAAATACAGCCAAGTCTTGTTCCATTGTTCCATCTCCTGCATCATAAAATTCGTGAGCGATATGAATTGTCCAGTCCGGATCTCCTGTATTGACTCCTTGACCAACACTTTGCCAATCTATTAATCCTGAGATTTCTAAGAAAAATGCAGGCATTGGAAACGCTTCTAATTCTCCAGCTTCTAAACGATGTATTTGATTCTTCCAAACTCGAACATAAGGGATAGTAGTTGCCCCATCTCCGTTAACTACCGGAATTGCAGCCAATGCGGCTAAAATGCTTCTTATCCCGTCTGCTATTCCTGCCACAAGTTTCTTATAAATTTTTTAATCGTTGCGAGATGTTTTTGCTTTAATCGATTAGACTCTCCCATGAATTTACGCTTAGGCATGTTATCTAATCCTTCATTATGCCTTCTTGCGTAAGGCAAATCAACAATTAAACGAACAATTGGCCATGATGTAACTCGTATTGAATTCGCAACAGCTCTCCTAAGCTTTGTTGATCCTTTCCCAACTAATATAGGACGTCTACGCCTTCCTAAATCTTTTTTCTTTGGATATTTATATTCAGGAGTTCCTGGTATTCTTCTTTTAACTTGTTGCCATGATTTTCCTTCCCAACCTTGATCCGTAAACGATTTAGAGAAAAAATTTTGAGACTCATTAGCTAAGACGCGTGGTAGATCATTACGCATCTTAGAAATATTCTCTTTTAATTTCCCAAATTTAAATTTATCTTCCATTAATCTTTGTCTGGTATTTCGAATCCAAAATTATCCTTGCCAACTTTATCTAATCTCGCTTGTTCAAAATAAGGATGATGTTCATTGAATACCATCCCGTCTTGTCCCGGATTGCTGGCAAATACAGGACTCATTTTAGAAGTTGCATGATCAAATAATTCCATTTTTTCATCTTCGTCTGTTAATAGTGCATCTTCATCTTCTTGTAATAAAAGACACTTGCAATTGAAATGGTTGAGAGGAGAAATTGTTGTCCATACGATATCGTCAACTGGAGCAGAAAGACCGTCCAAAGGTGCGCAAATTTCACAAGCATCGCCAATTGCACTATAACGCAAATTTGGTAAAACATCTTTCTTCTTTTCAATTTCGTTCCACTGTTGAGCAGCATATCCTTGTCCAATTGCGGTACTATATTCCGTCTCTCCCCAATTGTCATTCCAGTTATCATATGTTTCTCTGGCAATTTCATTGAATTCTTGATTTGTTCTTAATTCTCCATCCTCATCAAAAAGCAAACCGCTAATCTCTTTCGTCATTGCATATGTTTTGGCAGCGCCGAACATATACATGTTCTCTCTAAGTTTTTCTAACAATTCTAAATCTGCTCCATAAGCACCTGAATCTTTTTCTTCGAGTTTAAGCAAATCATTATAGTCGTGCCCAAACCCATCATACAAACCTCTCTTTAAATAATCAACTATCGATTCGTAGACATTTTCAGGCAGATCGTCTGGAGTTATATCGCCATTATAAATACCATCGATGTACTTATTTATGGACTTGTTACTTAGAGTTTTTGTTGCGTTTTTCCTTGGTTTAGGAGCTGGCATTCTTTAATGTTTATGTATCCCATATATTTTTTCCAGCTTTGCCTTTACTTTTGGATCGACTTTATTAGATTTAGGTTTATCTTGATTATCTTGATTTGAATTATTCTGTTGATCGTTTGGCTTGTTAGCATCAAACCCACCACCAGCCTGCGGCGCAACCGGGTCAGGTGCTTTCTTTACAGGAATTCCTGTTCTCTTTGTAAAATAATCCCAATCCCCTTGACCACCAGCTTGCTTGATTTGATAATAGATTTGAGATGTTGTCATATTATCCTTATCCTCAGATCTTCTTGTTTCTTTTTCTTCTTCATCATTATCGAATTCCCATTCTAAAATATCAGAAGGGAACATTAAACCAAGATTATTAAGCTTCGGAACAAGAACGTTATTGACATTGTCCTTCATGCTTGTCATGTCGTCATTACAAGTCGATTGCAATGCTTCTTGAACAGGAGACATTTCTCCTCCTTGTCCGGATCCTATTTTGCCAGGAGTTGAATCTAACGCATCAGCGTGACCTAAGATAATTTTGCTTATCTTCTTTTCTACTCTCCCTTCTAAGCTTTCATAGATCTTATATCCATTTCCAAGAGCTTTACTTTCCAAGATTTGTATATCATCTCCCTGTGCATCCATAAGGATATATCCAACATTGCCCATATTGGCTAATCCTTGTTCTAAGACAGAACGTTCTGGGTCATCTGCGCTCTTATTTGTTTTTCCTACTCTCATCGGAGAGCCATACATCTCAGTCGTATCCAGATTTTGAGTAAGCACATTTCTTGCGACAATTTCATAGAAAGCTACTTCGTAAAGATACCCATATCCGCAACGGCTTACCCCAACGTCCGAAGGAGTTGGTAACCAAATATGCCAATCAGAATATGGCTTCTCTAAAAATGGAGCACCGCTTATACTATAGATGAACTCAGTTACATTTAATCGATCTGGTGAGATATTGAATCGACGAATAAAATCAATGTCTGGAAATTGACCGTCAACCATGTCGCCAAGTTTGACGAGATTGTAACCATGAGCATCGGCATCCATTTTAAAGATCTGGTATTGAGAAAACCATTTCTTTTGAAAATAATCTGTCCAAACTTCGTCTACCTTTCTCGTCTTCTTATTAACAACACGATGCTTCTTCTGAAGAGTCATTTTCTTTCTTCTGTCCATGCAAGCCTTTACCTGACCATTCAAAATCGTATCTAGAAAGCATTGCTGCATTCTAACTCGATGCGGATACCATGCATTTTCTGCTTCAGCAACGGCATCTCTCCATGTTTGAACGTCTTGCTTAAGACGCGCAAGTTGAACAGGAGCAATATAGTAATTAAGATTTCTCTTTAGGTCATCTCTTCCCTGAGCGCCACCTGTTGTATTGACAAGCCCACCCCATGACGGCAAATATCCGTTGAAAACATTCTTTATGGATTGCCATGCATTCATTAATATCCATTTTGATTTCTTATCTTCGATCCCCATCTAATTCTCCCGCCAGACGCCGGTTGTATAACCGGCAAAGATGTTGTTATTTGCCCTCTCGATGCAGATTGCAGCCAACCTAAAGCGCAGTAGTCCGGATAAATGCATCCATCTCTTGTTGCGATTCGATCTTCTTCTTTTCCCATATACATCTTTTCGATATGTTTTGGAATATTTTGAGGAGAAATTCTGAAATGAATTATATACAAGGCTATTGCAACACAATGACGAACTAAGCTTCGATTCCTGTTATCTCCTTTAGTCCATCCCACCGGAAGACTATTGGTTGGCAAAGACGCATTAACGCCAACGCCCCAGTATTTTATTCCATTATTTACGTCGTCTGGAAAAATATTTTTCTGAGGAATATTGCTGTAGTACTGTAATTGAATTGCGATCGTATGATCGATTTGAAGAGAAGCGATTTGGCAAGTATACGTTTTGCCATTCCAATACACTTCTGTTCCAGTAGTATAAAGAGTGGCTATATTGAATAATGGCTTCGGCTTGGGAACATAAAATAGATCGAACTCTAATCCTAGAACTGTCCAATGACCAGGATTAAATGCTTCAGGGATAATTATTGGAGTGTTGCAAATATAAACGCTTCCATTGAATAGTGTGAGAGTGTTAATGGCGTATAGCAAAGAAGGATCATAAAGATTTGCATCTAAGTATACTCTTTGATCCGGAGAATAAGAAAAATTAGGATCGTATTGATCAGTGCTGGAAAGTTCGTTATCGACTAGAAATTTTGCAGATAAATATTCTCTTGCAGTTTCTTCTGAATCAATCATCGCAGAATCTAACAAAGAAAAATCTCCCCCTATCACCTGAGAAAGATTTATATTCTGAATTAGTTTTTTAAAATCGCTCTGGATGAGATATGACATGGTAACAAAAATAACCACCTACAAGGACACAAAAAAATCCTCTGAAAAATAATTGTTACAATAGGGGGGTTATTTATAAGAGTTCTTCGATTTCGCGTTCTTTCCAAATCGAATAGATGCGACCGCGCCGCCTGATTGCCAATCTGCAAAATGAGAAGCGAATGCGGATACCATAAAGTATTCGAATAAATCCGCAAAGTGTCCAACGATTTGCGCGCTTACTTGCGTATTTGGGTCTTTCTTCTTTATTTTAGCTTTTGCTCCATTCTCATCTTCTTTAAGAAGAATAAAATCGTTTATGCAGGTCTTGCAATTATTACCAATGATAATTTTAATCCTTCCAACGTTTTTTTCGAATACACTATTTATCCATTGACCCCTTGGTACCACATTGGGATTATTAGACATTACTTTACTCTGTGGGAGATATTTTTTAAGGTACCCAAGAACAAGAGTATAGAAGTTGTGTCCTTTTTCTAATTTCGTATCTTCTTTCATAGCCGTAGCGTCGCCGTAAATATACATACCAGCCGTATGGCCAGGAAATTTTCTTTCGATTTCTTGACAAACTTTTTCTACAGTGTTTAGCGGTGTCTTACCCGCAATTTCATCTATCATCTTTACTTCGATATCATAAATAGTCTTTTCTCCATCCATAACCGGAGTCTTATGGATCTGAAATATACCACATGGCAAATAAGGGTTAACGTTATCGTCCCAAGAAATATGAAGAGGAAGATTCGGATCGTATAATCCATTTACGCCATCGGCAGTAAATTCATTTTTTACGACATGCTTATCTAATTCAAAGCACTTAAAGTATTCTCCTCCAACTTTCAATTGAGTATCCCAATCTCCTTCGACAAATACTTTATATTGATACTGAGGCAGAGACTTTAATGATTCTACATAATCTAAGTCCGACATTACATAGGGGTTGTCCGTCATTTTCGAAGGTATATAAAGCCAGCTATCCGGCAATTGCTGAGCTTTGCCATGCTCATCCGGATAACCCATATACTTATCGTAAATCAATCTTTTGACCCAATTACTTGCCGGGTTGCAAGTCATCATGATCAGCGGCTTAGGCTTCTTTATCCCAGAAGGTGGTATGTATGAACCAGATCTTTCGATTGCTTTAAAGAAAGAAACTTCTTGTAGCTCATTTACTTCTTCTAATAAGAATCCAGAAACTTCTAATCCTTTCCACCTGTTAAGCTCTTTGTCATCGTCATAGTTCTCTGGAAAGAATAATATTTTTGAACCATTCTTAAAAGTGACAAGTTGTTGTTCTTGGTTGTAGGATTTAATAAAGATACGCGGGCAAATTTTGAGAAAAGCCGGTATTGTATTGCGTTTAAGCGTAGGTAAGCTATCCCGAACCACTGCCCATACTGAATTCGGAAAAACTTTACAGAGTAAGAGTAAGGCACCAAGTCCAGCGTATGTTTTTCCGCCGCGGATAGCGCCGCCGAATAAAATGACACGATATTTATTTGAGAATACCGCATCTAAGAATTCCATTTGTTTTGGAGACGGGTCGAATAACACATTCCTTTCCGTTAGTGTAGGCATTTTAATCCCATTCTAATTCCATATCTCCAATCTTGAATATTTCTTTCGTCTTTTCGTCTTTAGGAGGTGTTGTTTCAATCTTGTCTGAGATTCGAAGATACCTCGCAGTTAGCATAGGGTGGAGCAACCCGGCAGCAGCCATCTCGTAATTGCAAGTGAAAATTATATCTTCGATAACGTCCATTGTATTCTGCCAATTCCCGTCCGGGTCTTTTATATCTCCCTTCTTAAGCTTCGTTCGAAATTGATTAAAGTATTGACTCGATGTTCCGCAGAATAACGCTAATCCCTGCCATGTCGGAGCTCTCTTCCTTGGCATTTCAATCAATGGGTCAGGCTGCACTACTGTATCCGCTTCTCCGGGACCGGTTGCCGGTATTACAATTTCTTTCCCAATCTTCTTTGCCTGCTCAGCGATGTAAAGAGGATTATGCTGGCATTCTTGTATGTAATCTAAAACTCTTTCGAATAATGCAGCAGGAGTCTCGAAGAATTTCTTCCACATCCCAAATGCATCTTTGTTAGAAAGAATTAGGTTTTTTTCTTCACTCATGGGACAAATATAAAAAGACGTAAACGAAATTCAAAGAAAATTAATTTAAGAAATAATTAAAGTGCTATTAATATCAGAATATGATATTTTTTGAACTTAAAAAAACCCGGCATAAAAATGCCGGGACGATTACTAAACCTTTCTATGCATGTTTGGCTATTAACCATCTTTATCTCGCAGGCTTGAAAACGCCGTCTGAAAATCCTTGTTTCTTCCAAAAATTCTTGTGTTGAACAACTTGCTCATGTTCAAAGATAGGGACTTTATGGTACTTTCTCCAAGCTGTTTTTAAGATCATGCTAGACATATCATCAGCATGAGTAATGCCAAGATCATTAAAGTATTGAACTAATTCTGGTTTAGATTCAGGCCATTCCGAACAACCATGATTTCTATACCACCAAAGGAAATAAGTATTTCGAAGATATTGGCCGCTTACGTGGTGACACCAACCAACAAACTCTTCCTCTTTCATTGACATTGCTGTATCGAAATCTTTCGCCTTACTGAAAAAGGTAAGATAATCGTCACTTGCTTCGTCGAGTGTTTTTGGTAATCCGAAAAGCAAGGCGTCATTCCCTTTACTTGGAAGATTCTTTGCATCGCCAATTACATTTTCTTCATGCTGAATAACTGCTGCGATAGCAAACCCTTCAATATATTCTTCAGGATTTCCTTTTAAGAAAAAGAACCTAGAGCCCCAAATAATACAATCTGGTTCTTGAGTTGGAAGAAATTCCGGAATCATTACTTCGGCAACAAATTCACCACTTTGGACTATTAGCCTTACTTTTTTCATATCTCTTCTTTAAACGATTCGAAAAATTCTTCTCTTTTATTTTGCCGTGATCTGTCCAAAAATACCAATGATCGAAAGGACGAAACTTGATATATAAAAGAGGATCCTGTGGAACCAATTTCCCTTGTAGTGTTCCGTCAGAAACAAAATGAACATCAGATATGTGAATCATGCCATTCTTTTAACTCTTTAACCTGAAGTCGAAGATTCTTATTTTCTTCTGTTAGTCTTTTTATTTCATCACAAAGAACTTCGATTGTTGGTCTTAAAACTTGACGAACTTCTCCCATCTCGACTTTAGTCGAATCATGAATTCTTTTTGAATTTTCCATCAAAATAATTTTTAGTCGTTTTAAAAAAACCTCTCCAAGAATAGAGAGGTTATGTACAACCACATTAGTACACTTTGTACTACCAAAGCTCTTAGAACGGCAATTCGTCAACAGCCGCATTTGCAGACGCCGCTTCTTCTTTTGTCAATACTTTTGCCTTCTCTGCCGGTTTTTCTTCTTTTTGTGTTTCATTGCTTACTGCATCCTCTTTTCCATTCGATGATCCAAGCAATTGAATCATGCCGACACGCAACGAGAGAGAAACACCCATACTTCCATCTGCTTTCGAATATGTACGCACTTCAGGAGATCCCTCCACAAACACTTGAGTTCCTTTTTTAAGGTAAGGTAAAACTCCTGTTTTATCCGTCCAGTGTGCGCATTCAATCCATATCGTCTTATCGTGTTTTTCTCCTTTAGCATCCTTATACGACTCAGAATGAGCGACGCTAAAGTTGATTACGTTTTTCCCGTTTACCTGATTCATGGTAGCATCTTTTCCAAGATGCCCAATTGCTTGTAGTTTTATCATTGTGTTAAAAATTACTTCGTCGACTCAAAACAATCATCGCAAATCTGTTCTCCATCTTCTTCATGCTCTTCACATTCTTCACACCACCAACCACATTGAGCACAAAGAAAAATTCGATTATCGATAACTTGATGATCATCTGCCGTCAAATCATCTTCTTCCATTCCTTCTGGTAGGTGCTCAGAGATTTGAGTGCATGTTCCCTGCAAAGCTTCACAAAGTTCTTCAGCGTTAAAATTTGATGGTCTCATACTATCATAAATTTAGTTATTTCTTCAATACATTCAGCCGATCATCTAACTTTTTGTCCTTACTAACTATCCTAACGCCAGCTTTGTGCGCATTTGCTTCTTTCCTGGCTTGCACGTAGGCTTTAGCCCACGCGTCTACATAAGATTTCGTCAATAAATAACGTTTCATTCTTACTTATTTGGTTATAAAAAAGCCCGACATCACTGCCGGGCTAAAACACAAACGATGCTTACCATTACAAAACTGATTTTCGTTTCTTATACTCTCCAATCTGACGGTACACTGTCGATTTATTGAAACCCCTTTCAATAATTTCTTTGTGAGTCTTTCCTTCGTCATGCAGTTTTAGTATCTGTGCGATCTTACCTGACCCGTCAGCGGGTTCTTTCTTGGTTTCATTTGGTACTTCTGATTCTTTTTGTTCCTTGGCTTTTGGCGTAATAAGCCTGCCGGTCACGGTTGGGATAGTGGGGGGTTGAGCATCTTTGCCTCTCATAGCTATACCAGCCTTTTTTTGTTCAGAAACCAGTTCATCTAATTGTTCTTTGTGTACGGCTTTTACGATTACGCCTATTGCGCCTTCGTTTGGGTTTTCACGGTAAGAATTCAGGTAGTTTTGAGCAGTTGTTTCGTCAATCTTTGCCTCAGAAGTAATGCGACCGATCAGCGTCTTATCGTCGCATTTTGATTCTTCGATACATTCAACGATTGCACGATTTTGCCAAGGCTTAAGCGTCGTCAACATGGTTTTAACTTTTATTAGGTGATTGGGAAAAATGTTGGGCATTAAATATATGGAGAGTTGACCATATATCCAAATAATTTTTTAATCGAATCCTAATTGTTTAAGTAAAATCATGAATGACAGGCCCGTAGCTATTACCCATCCCGCAGCAGCGTCAACGTTGGCTTGCCGCAGACTAAGTATGACCATAAAGCCGCATAAGAGGAAAAGAGCGAGTTTAAGGATTGTTTTGAACATAGGCGCACAGGTTGGACTCGAACCAACGACAGCCAGCTTGGACA